GCGCGGCTACGTCATAACGCAGCGGCGGAATCTCGCGATTTTCCTTCGGCGACAACCCCGCCAGAATCGCAATGCGCGCATGCACGGTAAAACTGCGGCAACCGGCTTCTTTCACCTGGCCAACAAAGTCCACCAACTCTGCATAACTATCGCGCCCATCAATCCCGATCCGGTGCTTCACCGTCACCGGAATCGACACCGCATCCCGCATCGCCTTCACGCAATCAGCCACCAAGGCGGGATGGCCCATCAGGCAAGCGCCAATCATATTGTTCTGCACCCGATCACTGGGGCAGCCCACATTCAGACTCACCTCCTGATAACCCGCTTCCTGCGCCATCCGCGCGCACGCCGCTAACTCAGCCGGCACGCTGCCGCCCAACTGCAACGCCAACGGGTATTCAGCCACGTCGTGCTGAAGGAAACGCTGCGGGTTATCGCCACGCAGCAGCGCGCCGGTGGTGACCATTTCGGTGTAGAGCAGGGCGTTTTTCGAAAGCAGGCGCAGGAAGAACCGGCAATGGTGGTCAGTCCAATCCATCATCGGCGCCACGCTGAAGCGGCGGGAAGGCTCAGGGCTAGTGTTTACTGGGTTTGAGGCTGATTCTAGGGGCATCATTAAGCTTTCTATCTACTGCCGTTTTCTGCCGTTTTCGCTTGTTTTCGTCGTGTCTCTGGTACATCGTACCAACCCCAGTGACTCATGTACCAAATCATGGCAACGATCAGGAAACGGAAACGCAAGGACGGGACCTTCGGCTATACAGCGCAGATTCGGATCATGCGCGATGGCGAGCAAGTCTATCAGGAAAGCCAAACATTCGACCGGCAGCAGACCGCTAAGGCCTGGGCCGGCAGGCGAGAGGCTGAGCTGTCCGAGCCGGGTGCCATTGCGAGAGCTAACCGTAAGGGTGAGTTGCTCACCGACATCATTGATCGTTACCTGGATGAGTACGAACGCATCCGGCCGCTGGGGAAAACCAAGCGCCAATGCCTTAAGGCCATTGCAGCAACATGGCTTGGCCAGGTTGCGGATACCGATCTCAGTAGTCAGAAACTGGTGGAGTTCGGTCAATGGCGAATGTCGCCAGAGGGCGGAGGGGTTCAGTCGCAAACCATTGGCAATGACCTGGCACACTTGGGAGCGGTGCTCTCAGTAGCCCGGCCCGCGTGGGGGTATGAGATCGATCCCCACGCTATCTCTGACGCGCGCAAGGTTCTCCGCAAACTGGGGGCGGTGAGCAAAAGCAACGAGCGCGACCGACGACCAGAGGGCGAGGAACTGGACAGGCTGCTGGCTCATTTCTTTGAAATGATGCGGTGGAAGCCAACGGCAATCCACATGGGTAAGGTTTCCGCCTTCGCCATTTTCTCTACCCGCCGGCAGGAAGAGATAACCCGAATTCGCTGGGCCGATCTCGATGTAGCGGGCCAGCGGGTTTTGGTACGCGATATGAAGAACCCCGGGCAGAAGATCGGTAATGACGTTTGGTGTCACCTGCCTGTCGAGGCTATGCGAATAATCGAGTCTATGCCGCGGGTATGCCCTGAGATCTTTCCGTACAACGGCGACTCTATCGGTACAGCTTGGCGAAAGGCCTGCAAGTTCCTTGAGATCGAGGATCTCCACTTCCATGATTTGCGCCACGATGGAGTCAGTCGGCTTTTCGAAATGGAGTGGGATATACCCCGCGTGGCCAGCGTCTCTGGCCACCGAGATTGGAATTCGCTGCGGCGCTATACGCACCTTCGAGGAAGAGGGGACCCCTATGCAGGGTGGACGTGGTTGGAGCGGATCATTGCGGCGCCGGTAGAGCTCGGCGCGCGAGCGGAGAGGAAAGGGAAGGCGTAGTGCCCCCCCCCCTCAACTGGCGCGTTTGAAGGCCCGGCCGTGCAGCTTGTCATGCTCCAGCGTGGCGCGGCGGTGTTGGTCGTCTAGGTAAGCTGCCAAGTCGGTCAGAGCCACGCCTCGGGCGGACTTCTGACTACCCTCCATTCGCACAATCGGCAAGTCGATAGCGCCCGCCAGCACCTTCTGCTGAAACTTCTCCGGCGTTAGGTGGCTGAAGTAGTCCGCGCAAACTCGGTCCAGCGGAATGATGACGGTCCCGTTGTACTGCGCCATGAGTAAAAACATCGTGTTCATGCTGCCACCTTCGCCGGCCAGGCGCCGAGTGCGTCGTAGATGTAATCAGCCTGGGTTGGCTCCAGGGTTACGCTGTTTGGAATTGCGATCCAAGCTGAAGCAACCAGATGGTTCGGGTTGCAGCCGTCAAGGTGTTCGCGATAGTAGGACTCGATTACTTCGGTGAGATGGCTGGCCAAGTAGACGCCTTGAGAGGCAACCTCAATGCTCTTGATGTAGCGCTGGCCTAGTTGATCGATACATAGGGCGCTGATGTAGATGCACCAGGAATGCGAGAAGTCGCACACTGCATCAACCATGAGGTGAGACCGAATTACCTGGCCTGTTTTCCAGTTAACCAGGTGCTGCCCGCCGTCTGGGTCGATATTGATCACGGCTGCGTGGTTGGTGCGCACAAGTGCGCGGCAGTTGCGTTCCAGTCTTGTGCGTATGTTGTGAGGCTTGCGCGTGCTCATGCTGCCTCCCGCGGGGATAGGTGTGACGAATCGCTGTCGCACAATCCATAGGAGCTGCTGCATGTCGTCGCGTCAGTCGCAATCATCAGGTCATATTGGATGCCGCCGCGCGCGGTTTTCGACCACTCTACGGCCTGGCGAATACTGGCAATCTCCATCACCTGCAGGGCGCTCATCTCCGCAATGGGCCCGCGTACCGAAACGGCGTTGGAGCCTGCGAAGAACGTCGCGGCGCCGCGCTTGCTGGCCTGCTGCACAAGACGTTCCCAACGGTCGATGCGGTCGATCACCTCGGGGAAGCGTAAGGCGATTTCTCGCAGCTCATCCTTCCGGCAGTTGATGCAGGGCATGCAGCCAACACGCCCCATGCCCTGGGAATAGAGGGGGTTGGGCTTGATGCCCATGTACCGGTGGGCCTCGAAAACGGCCGGGATATCCCATTTGAGGATGGGGCGATAATTGAACAGGCCGCCGCCTACCTCGTCGCACTCGGGCAGGTACCGGCGGTTCAACGACTCGTCACGTCGAACGCCTTGCCAGCTCAAGATCATGTCGCCCTGGCCCAGCAGCGGCATTACAACCTGTTCCAGCATCGGGTCACGCTTCAGCTCCATGGTACAGAACTGGGCTTTTCGGCTTGGAAAGCGACCCTTCCAGATGCACAGGTCCAGGAAGGGGTTACCAGTGGGCTGGAGCACATCCAGCGCGGCCAGAACTACCGCCTCATCAATCCCCTGCTCGCGCCATTTGGTCGCGATGAAAGTTCGCTTCCCGGCGATCTGCCTAGTGAAGTCGGCTCGTACACGCGTGATGCCGACGCCTGTCGCCTGCTCGATATAGTCGAGGTATTCGTAGGTCTGCTGGTGTTCGTTGCCGGTGTCGGCGAACACGGCCTGCAGGTTGGGCGTTTCACGGGCGATGGCCACCAGCAGGGTGGCGGTTGAGTCTTTTCCCCCTGAGACGCTGACGATGTTGGTAGTCGTCATGCTGCCCTCCGCTGGACATGGTGGCAGGGGGGCGGCAAGCTCGCATCGTTAACTGTTGCCTGGAGGCGTGCATGCTCGACAAGGAGTTTCACATACGGATCACGGTCGCTGGCCTTTTGCGATTCCTCCTCAGCCCTTACTTTATTGTGCCTGCCGTAGTGCTGGTTTTGGTGGTGCCATGGAGTAGCGAGAGTGCCCCAGCTTGGGTGCAGGCAATCGGTTCTGTGGCAGCTGTTGGAGTTGCTATTCGTATCGCGGGATTGCAGGAGCGCAGACTGGCAGAAGCTTCGAGGCAAAAAGAGAGGGTTGTCATTACGGCGGTTGGTGAGATCGCGCGGCGCGGTTCGATGTGGATAGATGAAATCCATAAACTGGCTAGTGCAGGAGAAGCAGGGATACAGAGAGTTAGGTTTATCGGGGCTATAGATAATGTCGAGCGTGAGTGGCAGCGGGCGCAGGCAATTCGCATGATTGACCTGCCCGATGAATCGACACTCAAGAGTTTTATTCAGCTGGATCATAACTTGCGGAGTTGTGTGGACTCGGCCCGCAGCTATCTTGCTGGGGCTAAGGGAGCAGAACTTAACTCCATAGGTATCAAGATCACTTTCAACAGGGATATCGTTAAAAACATCGCTCAGCGGCTTACAGTGGATGACCGCTAAAAGGCGCCAATACGCCATAACAAGCTCCGCGTGCGGGCGTTTCTTGAGGCGAAGCGATAGGTTCGCCTTTTGCGCCACGTGCACGCTTTTCGAGGGGGATTCAGCTATCGCTCGAGCTGGAGCATCAAGAGCAAATAAGCGATCAATCTTCTTCATGCGGCACCGCCATGGACGAACGAAGTAGGCGCGGGCAAGCTGGCAGCATTTTGAATGGCTTGGAGCCTGTGTTCATGAGGGGCTTGAAGAATAGTTTGGCCGAGTGGGCGACCATGCTTCTGTTCTGGCTGATCGCATTCGGTGCTGTGCTGTGGTTGCTGGTCGGCTCGGTTGCATATTGGGTCAAGCGTGGCTGGCTTCCTGCGGATACCGCAGGTTGGGCTCAGGCCTTGGGTGGAGTGTTGGCTGTGGCTGTTGCCATAGCGGTGCCAGCTTGGCAAAAGCGACATGAGATTCAGCGTGCCGATCAGGATGAACGAAAGCGACGCATCGACAGTGTCGATGCCGTCCGTTCGTTGACCCAAGACTTGATGGCTCATTTTGAAGCAGCAGCATTCAGTCTGACGAATGTGCGCCTCATTGCTGTGAGCTATCAAAAACAAAATATTATTGAAGGCCTCGCCCGGGTTTCTCGCAGCTGCATAGACCTTGACCTTGTTGCTTTCGGAAATGAGATGGTGACGTTCGTTTTGGTAATTAAGAGCGCCGCACACTATGCCGAACAGGCGCCCCATGGATCCGGGTATCAGAGCCCAAACTATGAAGAAATCCTCCGCCAGTATCGGGCGCGAATTACCATTTTGAGGGAGCAGGAGCACACTCTTCTGAACTACTTCGATTTGCTGGATAAAGATTGAGTTCATGCTGCGGCCCTCGCGCGGTGTGTTGTTGCCAGCAGGGACATCAGGCGGTCGAAATAGAACTGCGCCGCTTCTGGCTGGGTCCAGGGCTTGATTCGCGCTTGGGCAGGGGCCGTGCCAATCAGGCTGTGCCAGGGCTCGCCGTGGGCGGGCATGAGGTCACGACGCTCGGTGGCCAGCGCCACCAGGTCGGCGTCGTGAACGCAGGGGGGCAATACCGGATTGATCTGGAAGCGAGCGCAGATGGCGTGCCAGACGTGATGCTCGATCTGTCGGTACTCAGGCAGTAGCTGCTTGAGCGGGCTCACCAAGTCGCCAACGTATGCCTCTGCCGCGTCATGTAGCAGGGCTTCTAGCTGGTATTGCGCGGGCACCAGATCGGCAACTAGGTAACTGTGTTGTGCCACGCTGTAGAACGCGCGGGAGTGCCCATTGAATCGGCACAGCATGCTCAGCGCGTGCGCGATATCGGCGGGCTCAACCATGGACGCAGAAGGGCTCAACAGATCGAAACGTTTGCCGAGGCGGGTGAGAATCCAAGTCATGGGCGGGCCTCCAGCATCGAGCCAAATGCCTGGCCGCTTTCCATCAGTTGCTGAATGCGCGCGATGAGCATGGACAACTGATCGACTGTCGCCTGAGCTTGTCGCGATGGCGCGGCGAGTTTGGCATTAGGGAAAGCGGCGTAGGTGCGGGCAGCAGTTTTCAGCTGGGTTGCTGCGGTGAGCAACAGCTTAATGTCCTCAGAGACAAAGCTGTGCCCAGCGTAAAGAGCGATGCGGCGGTCTGCCTCCTGTGTGATTGACTCCTGCTCCTCCAGCAGTTCCTTGATACGGATCTGTGCGGCGTCTAGGCGCAACTCCAAGCTTACCCCCAAGTCGTGACCAATTCTGGAGGCGTCTTCGTACCCCTCGTCGTAGCCGGTAGTGCGGGCTTTTTCTGCCTTGAAGAGCGCCCAGGCGGCGAGCGCGAGCAGGGCGATTATGTTGGCTGCGACAGCGATTGCAGCGATAGCTATTGGGTTCATGTGCTGTGTCCTTGTAAAGCCCGACGCCGGGTAAAAATGTGAGAGTCCGGCGCCGGGGTGTTGCTAGTGGGTGTGGTGATGGTGCGGTAGTGCGCTGCATCTATTTCATTGTCAGTCCTCCCTGCTATGCCTGGTGCCTCAGGCGGCGGTTGCTGCGCGGGTGTCCAGATATGCGGCCAAGTCATCCAGGCGCACATGCCATGGGGCGAGGCGCGACTCGTAGGGTTTGAAGGTGGCCAGGTTCACGCCGCCGGATCGGATCAGTGCCCGCAAACGTTTCTCGGTTTTCAGGCCTGGGAAGTAGTGCTCGCGCACCTGCTCCAGCGGCAGACTGTTTGCCTTCCAGCGTTGTTGAAGGAGTTCAAGCGTTGTCATGCGGCTCCTACCCCGCGCCCCACCTCTTGCTGGCTGAGCCTGTGCGCGATCAGCTCGACCAGTCCGTCGACGCTGTGGCAGGTGGCGCTTGCCGCGATGCAGTTCGCTTCATTGGCCATAACGGCGCCATAGGGGCGTTCGGGGTCGGTTGTGAGCGTCACGTGCGGAAGGCACCCAGCTGGAGCGATTGCCAAAAGTGCAACGAAGAGCACGATGAGGTCGGCTGGTTGGGCCGGCAGGGCCTGCGATTTGTCCACGATGGTTTTCATGCTGCGCTGTCCTTGCTTGGTACGTTGGTGATGGCAACGCCCAACTGAGTGGCGAGCCAGTCAATTCCTTGCTCGGTGACCATCAGCACGGCGTAGTGCTTGGGGCGTCCGAACTTTTTAGGGGTGGTGACGCGAGGGTCCATAAACAGCTTGCCGCCGCCTATGTGTTTGGCCGCTAGCGTGCCGTCCCGGTTGATGGCGTTGCGGCTGCGCAAGTGTTCACGCAGGCTCGCTTCCGAAATTCCCAGCACCTGGGCTGCTTCGCGAATGGTGCGATTCATAGTGGCGACCCTCAGGCAGCGTGGCGGCTTTTACTTTGCAACGCCTGGATGAGGCCTTCCAGATCGTCGTACAGCTGTTCGAGCGGTCCGTCGTTGACCACCAGGTGATCGCCGGGCCAGGGAGTAACTCCGCTCTCGCTGATGTGGTGTGCGACGTCGGATGCATCCGGGCGGGTGATGTGAACAATCACACCGCCTTTGCTGCGCACCCACGCCGCTTCGTTGTCGAAGCGCACATCGCGAATCACCACGCCCTGCATGTCCTGATTCAGCTCCGCCAGTGCCTGAAGGTTTTGCTCCGCCAGCAGCAGCCAAAGCTGAGGGTGCACCAAGTCGCGACCCCACTCGGTACCGAGCAACTGCATCAGCTCGCGCGGCGACTTGCCAAGCCACTCCAGAGGAAGCTCTTTCTCAGCGCCTTCCAGCTGCGCGGTGGTGAGGCTGAATAGCCCCGCCAGTGCCTGCTTAAGGGGATCGGCAAAGGCGTAGCTGATGAGGATGAGGTGTGCTGCCAGATAGCTGGCGACGGTGTCTTTGCCAACGCGGGCGCGCCCTGCGAGGCCGATAAGGATCTGGCTCATGCGCAGGCCACCTCAGCAACTGGAGTCAGGAAGGGTTCGAGGTCTGAGAGAAGCGACTGTAACGCTGGCTCATATGCCAGCTCTGACACAGGGGCGGCGGCGTTTTCTGCGGCTCGTGGCTTGGCCTGGTAACTGATAAATCGGCTCAATGCCGGAGTTCCAGACTCGCCGTCCACGTAATTGCGAGTGGACGGCCACACGTACACGTTCAGGGTTCGGCAATGGGCGCTAATACCGAAATGCGCGTGCCATTTGCCTTGCGCGGTGATGTGCAGACAAATGTATGCGATCTGCAGGACGAGTTTTTCGATAACGGGATTCATGCTGCGTCACCTCCGAATGGGTCGGAGTTGCGTGCAGCGAGGGCTGCGAGACGGCGGCTGTTGATGTCATCGGAGAAAAGCTCAGTCCGACCAGAGACGAACCAATGATTGGTGCGCGGTTGGCTGAGCCGAACCTTACCGCCATTAATCACAATCAGTTGGCCAGTAGCCTCCTGAACGGCGCGTACGGCGGCAGGGCTTGTAGTGCATGCCGGGTGCAAAAGCACCGGGCAGCGTGAGTGCTGTGTCGTTTGCATTGCGAAAACCCCAGGGTGAGAGAGTGGGTGCGCAGCAAACAATACAGCGGTGAATAGATCGGATCAATACATCTATGAATTAAAGTTGTGGGCGCGATGCCTTCTTTTCATCCAAGAGCCGGTAACGACCCCGCAGATCTCGGTGTCCTCTGGGACAGTAATGATCCGATTCGGGAAGTCGGGATTAAGGGCCAAGAGAAAGGTGCCGTCCTCGGTGACCTGAAGGCGCTTGAACGTCGCTAGACCATCCGGGGTTCGACAAACCACGTCATCGTCGTGCATCGCTTCGAGCATAGGCTCAACAACGATCAACTCACCTGGTCGGTAGTCAGGGAACATGCTGGTCCCGCGCACTTCAAGGCAATAAGCTTTCTTACTGTGCGGGAACGGACAATCCAGCCATTCCTCCGCGTAGCCCGGTTCAAACAAATCAATAGCCTCACTTAGGGCGCCTGCCTGCACCCAAGACAACCGAGGTACCCGGCCAACAATGGCGGGGCCTGCAATGACATTCTCGTCATAATCCGTAGCGAGTTTTCCGCTGAGTAAAGCGGCACCGTCCAAGCCTAGGGCTTTGGCGATGTTCATCACATTGTCGATTCGTGGATTGTTAGAGTCACCGTGAAGTATCCGGTGAACTGTCGGTTGGGAAACACCAGAACGGCGTCCGAGCTCGCCTTCCGACCAGCCCTTCTCGGCCAACTTGGTCGTCAGCAGCTGACCTATCAGCTGCCCTGAAATCGCCATGCGCTTTGATTCCTTATTCGCAGATGAATAATTCAGGATTGTATTGCTCTGATAAATTCATGTGCGTATCATCGAAAGCAATTCATCGGTGAATTAAAGGGGTCTTAGATGACCATTCAAAAGATGCTTGAGGCTTTGTTTGGTTTAGGCCTCAGCCAGCAGGAGATTGCAGCGTTGACCGGTGTCAGTCAGCCGACCATCTGCAGGGCTCATCGCGGTGCTGATGTGCTCTACAAAAGCGGCAAACAGATCGAACGGCTTTACCAAGAACGCCTGAGCGGCCTAGTAAAAAAGGTTGCTTGAGTAGCTCCAGCATACGAGCTGGAAAACAAGATGCCGGCGCGGAGCTCTCACACACCGCGCCAGCAGGTGCCTGGCAAGGACTCTCACATCTTTGCTTCGGCGTACGACGACACAGCACAGCATCGGTCGTGGTCATAGAGTAGGGCTTGCCCTGCGGCATGGCTACACCGTAAAGGAGTCATTTACGGTTATGAGTCGCACAGACCTTCTTCCGGACGCTGGTCCGGTTCTTTCTCTGCGTCAGGCGCTTTATCGCGCTGGGCGTGATTACAAAGGGGGCATCACGTCCCTCGCTCACGATCTAGGCATGGATCTCGACGCCCTGCAGAAGAAGCTCAAGCTTGACGAGGAACGCCGCTGGCCTACCCCGGACGAGTTGGAAGAGATTCTTACCTTCACCCAAGATACGCGCTTGCTGGACGCATTGATTCGTCCAGCAGGGGCGGTCTGGTATCGGCCGGTTCCTGTTGAGGCGAGCCGGGATGCACTGAAGGCGGTAGGCGAGCTCCTCCACAAAGAGGGAGAGTTCGTCAGTAGCTTGCACGAAGGCGCGGACGATAGCGTCTGGGAGCCCCATGAAGTTGCGCTCTTGAAACACCACGGTTCCCAGGTCATTCGCGCGGTTCTGGGAATCATGGCTGGAGCCGAGCAAGCGATGGGGGGCCGCCAGGATGGATGAGCATATCTACGAATTGGCTCAGGCTTCCGAGGAGGCGCGCGTACAGGCCGCTATCGCCAACCGGGTGCAATACCGGGGTGAAAGCGCTACTGAGTGCGATAGCTGCGAGGTCGAAATACCTGAAGCACGGCGCATCGCAGTACCGGGTTGCCGTTACTGCGTCGACTGCCAGGCCAGGGCCGAGGTGCGGAAATGAAATCGCATACTCTCGATAAGGCAATTCTCGATGCCCTGGCATTTGTCCGAGCTGCCAGAAAGCTACGCGCTGCCCTGAAAGCAGAGCGCAAAAAGCGACACCCACTTGAGTCCGGTGCAATGCAACGCTCCAGCATGGAGCTAACTCGACGCCTGGCCGATTTGCGGCAGGGGCGTTAGGGAGCATGACGAAACCCAATACGCCGAACAACATGGCCGCGTGGGCACGGCGCTACATCGAAGCCTTCGGTCTGGCTCTGGTCAAGATCGAACCCGGACAAAAAGCCCCAAAGGGCAACGCTTGGAACAAGCCTGGCGGCTACTTCAGTGAGGCCGGCCAGGCTGAGGCTTTTTGGGCCAAAAATCCGCAGCACAACATGGGGGTGGTACTAGGCCCAAGCCGCGTTTGCTCGTTGGACGTTGATCATGTGGAGTACAGCCGTCAGGTGCTGCGTGATGTGCTGGATCTGCACCTTGACGATATCGCGGCGGTGTACCCCACCCTGGTGGGCAATCCTGCGCGGTTTCGCATCATGTTCCGCGTTCCTGAGGGGTTGGAATTCAGTCGTCACTCGTTGACCTGGCCGAATCCAGCAGACCCTGATGGCAGCAAGTTAAAGCTGGTCAATGTCGCGCTGAAAGCTGCTCGCGATCAAGGTGATACCCAGCAAATCGAAGTCATGACTGCGCGCCAGAAAGAGTTCGCTCCGATTACTGTATTCGAGCTTCGTGGTGGCCTGGTGCAAGACGTGCTGCCTCCCTCGATCCACCCTGATACCGGTAAGCCCTACACATGGCGCAATCCGCCTTCGGCAGACGGCTTGCCGGATCTGCCACGCGACCTGGTAAACATCTGGAACAACTGGGATGTGTTCAAACGGATGGCGTTGGAGGCGTGCGAGTGGGCGCCGAAGGCTGCACCACCGAAGATCAAGAATATTTCTCCGCCCCGGCTTGAGGCTGGCGACCATCCCTCGGTTATCGATGCATTCAACAATGCTACCCAAGCGGAAAGCCTGCTTGATGCTCACGGCTATAAGCGGCGGGGTAAGAAGTGGCTCTATTCAGGTAGCACCACTGGGCTGCCCGGCGTGACCGTGAATGAAGAGGGGCGGGTGTATTCGCACCACAGCTCCGACCCATTGGGCAACGGCCACATGAACGATCCGTTCGATGTGTTCTGCATCCTCGAGTACAACGGCAACGTGTCGGCGGCTATCAAGGCTGCGGCCAAGTCACTGGGCTTGGATCACGCAAGCCAGCGCAAGAACCGGGTCAGCGGGCCGAAGGCGCCGGCTCCGGAAGCTGGGGGCGATTCGGAACAAGCGCATGCTCCGAGCGGTTGCGATCTTCCCCCCACCCCAACTGGCGAAGAGCAGACGGCCGAGCCCGGCAGCAGCAGTACCGGGGGGGCGGGGGGCGGGTTTCATATCCAGGGCCTGCTCAGGCGATACGCGCTCATTGAAGGGACAACGCAGGCTTGGGACATCGATCAGTCGCGGCGCATTAAGAAGGCCGCCCTCATTGCGCATGTGGGTAAAGACCTGTTCAAAGAGTGGGATTCGACTACCGATCCGAAGCGTAAAAAGCGCGTGGGCGAGGATTGGGTAAAGGACATCGAGCGAACCCAGGCATTGGCTGGGAAGGCACTCGGCGATATCACAATGCCGATGATGACGCGCTATGTGTACATCGACGGTACCAAGGATGTTTGGGACTACGCCAAAAAGCGGCGCGTGGCTGAGGGTGCAGTGAAGATGGCGCTCGGTGACGCATATAGCTTGTGGTTGAACAGTCCAGATCGGCGAGTCGTGGACATGAATCACATCGTGTTTGACCCGAGAATGACGCACGACCCGGAGATGTACATCAACACGTTCGAGGGTCTGCCGCTTCAGCCCGCTCGCGATGACCGCAAGTGCGAAAGTCTTATCTGGCTTATCAGCTTCCTCTGCAACCACGCCGATGACGCAAACGAATGGTTGTGCCGCTGGTTGGCGTACCCGCTGCAGCACACCGGCGCGAAGATGGATACCGCAGTGCTCATGCACTCCACCACCGAGGGTTCAGGTAAGAGCCTGTTGTTCTCGGTGGCTATGGGACTGCTTTACGGGCAGTACTCAGCGACGGTTGGTCAGACGCAGCTGGAGGGAAGTTTCAATGCCTGGCAGAGCGGCAAGCTCTGGGCTGTGTTCGAGGAGGTTGTGTCGCGTGACCAGAAGTACAACCAGGTGGGGAAGATCAAGCAGCTGATCACCGGCCGGACCGTGCGGATTGAGAGCAAGTTCGTCAACGGCTGGGAAGAAGCCAGCCACATGAACGCCGTGTTCCTTTCGAACGAAATCGTGCCTTGGCCGATCAGTGAAAGCGACCGGAGATTTCTCGTAATGTGGCCAGAAGACAAGCTGCCGCCGGAGCGCCAGAAGGCAATCAAACATGAGCTCGCCAACGGGGGCGTTGAAGCGTTGTACGCCTGGTTATTGGCGTATGACCTGGGCGACTTTGACCCCCAAACAAAACCCCCGGTAACGCCTGCTCGCCAGCGCCTGGTGGCTCTGAGTAGGGCGCCTTGGCAGACTTTCGCCAACCTCTGGCGCTTGGGTGAGCTCGGGTTCGGGTTGTGGGGCGGGTGCTTGAGCTCGGATCTTTACGCGATGTTTGTGGAGTGGTGCCACCGCAACGGCGAGCACCGTATGAGCCAAACCAAATTCAGCTTGTTCATCGAGACGCTCGGCGTGGAGAAGACGAGGGCAATCCCGTATGAGCAGGATGCGCGGCGGCGTTTCGCTGCGTTCCTCATGCCCAGGGACGAGGGTTCATTCCTGCCACCATCCATGAGTTCGGCCGCGCTGGGCGCGCACGTCATCGAATGGCGTGAAAGGGCGCGGGGCAACGGCTGGAGCGTCGATGCGTGGGACCACGTTAAGGCAGGTGCGGCATGAATCCGGGTGCAAGTGTGTTGGGTGTGTTGGGTTTGTGTCGGGTTTCGTTGGCAACCTTACACAGCTGGTGGCCTTTAAATTCGGGGCCTCTGGGGAGCTGTGTAAGGTGTGTAAGGTTTACGCGCCTGCGCGCGCACGTGCGGAGAATATTTTCACCACTATCCCTTTTAGGCGCCCCTGCTGACGTTGCGGAAAATCTCTTACGCGAACTTCTAAAAATCCAACACACCTTACACACCTTACACAGAATTCTTAAAGGCATTGTTCTTAAAGGGTTTTTCCTGTGTTGGGTTTGTGTTGGGTTGATGGTTTTTGTGTTGGGTTGGGTTTCGATTTGGGAGAACGGCCATGATTGAAGCGGTAGAGGCGGTAATGCAGCATTGGGGCGAAAGCGTACGACGTGGCGGTGATGGCGGCGGCCTGGCAAGCCCGGCCGGAACCTTGGTGGAGTGGAAGGGGTGTCCGCCTCGCACGGGCTCCTCCGGCTCTCGCGTATTGGTAGCTGGCGCAGGGCCTGACTTCCTGTCCAGCGAGGTGGAGGCAGCGTTGGCGGCTATCGAGCGCATGCCGGAGGGGGCTGGCGCGGTTCGGCTTGCTTTGCGGCGTTATGTGTTCGTGCCTCTCCTTACCGTGGATGAGCAAGTCCGTGACCTGCAACTGGGGTTGGGCGCTGCCGGCCAGCAGGCGTACTTCCGTCTTCTTCATCGGTTGCATGAGCTGGTGAAGGCGGAACTGACGTTAAGGCGCGAGCTTGTTCTGGCTATGCACCGGGAATCGAAGAAAGCCGGTGATCGCACTCGAAAATCAGCGGTGCGGCTGGCGGGGCGTGCGCATGCAGCGCGGGTCAAAGAGCTGTATTGCGGCAATGGTTTAAACCACTCGTCTGGAGACTCGGCGCCAGTTGGCGCCGGTGCGCCCCGGCAAGTCCCCGTCAGGAATAACCGTTAAAGGGGGGTTTTCGGTTTGTCATTCGAAGGGTAAAAAGTCACCACGATTCGATAGGTGCGCCTACCGAGCAACTAGGTGCACGTGCTGTGCCGCCAAGCCCCGAAGTCCCCACTTCGGGCACCTGCAAACCCCGCCACCTGGCGGGGTTTTCTTTTTCTGGCCCATGGCCGCCTGGAGGGAATCATCATGGGTGAGCCGTTGACTACAGCAGTCGCGGGCGCTGCCGTTGCGGGAGCAGGCGTTGCTGTTGCTGGCGCCGCCGGTGCTGGTTTCGCTGGTTACATGGCTGGCGTAGACGTCTGGGCCGCTACCGGTGCTCTCCTCGGGGCGCTCATCTACTTCACAACCACGCATGAGCTGCCGATTTGGCAGCGAGTGCTGTTCTTCATCGTCTCGTTCGTCATGGGTTATATGTTCGCACCGGGCCTGGTTGAGGCTGAGTTCTGGGGCGTGCGCCCGTTCCGCTTTCCTGGGCCTGCGGCTTTCGGCGCGTCGGTGCTGGTGGTGACGGTGTCCCTGGCGGCGATCAAACGGCGAGGTCCGCCAGCTGATTCGGCTGGACAAGGGGGTAGCTGATGTTTAGCCCGTTACTGACACAGGTTCTGTTCTGGATGTGCGCGGTGATCTTCTTGCGCCTGTTCACCTATCAGCGCGGTGACGCCCGGTTCAAGCGAGGTATGTCCTGCCTCGCTTGGATTGTGATGGGTAGCGCCGGTGCAACGATTATCTACATCCTCAAGGGCGAACTCGTTCTGCCAGAACAGGCCTGGCCGGTGGTCGTTTTGCTTGGGGTATTCGTATGGGCAGTAATGCGAGCTGGTGGAAACATGGCTGGCGTGTTGCGTGCCGAACCGGCGCTGGCTTGGCCTCGTGTCGAGCGGCGGCGGGCAAACCATGAAAGCAAGAATTAGCGCTGAGGGGCTGGAAGATTCGCTGGCAGCGCTGGCCAAGCTCGGTGCTGGTTTAGCGCCTCGTGCTTTGGCAGATGCTCTAAACCATCAAACCAACCAAGCCCGCCAGGCGCTGCAAAGCGCAATGCCTGATGTGTTCGACCGACCAACGCCGTGGGCTCTCAACTCAATCCGCATTCTCTACGCCAAACCGTCGGCTGAGCCTGAGGCGGCGATCTGGGTCAAGGATGAGTCAGGTGGGAAGAACCCCTTCAGCGCTGAGGATTACTTGATGCCTCAGGTCGAGGGCGGCGAGCGGATCACGCGCCGATCCGAGAGCTACCTGCGCGAGGCGGGCGTTCTGCCTGCTGGCCGTTTCGTCGTACCAGGTGCAGGTGCGCGGCTCGACGCATACGGCAACATCCAGCGTGGACACCTGATGCAGATACTGTCCGGGCTCAAGGCGCTGAAGCGTGATGGCTCGGACCACAGCGCTACCGATAGCAAACGCTCGGTGCGCAAGGGGCACGCGAAAGCGTTCTTCGTGCTGAAGCGTGGCAAGACGGCAATCGGTATCGCCGAGCGACGGGGTGATGAGGTGGCAGTGGTGCTCGCCTTCGTTCGCCAACCTCAGTACCGCGACCGCTTCAAGTTCTTCGACATCGTCCGGCGTGTCGCCGAGAACGACTCAATGCTCGAGGCCAACATCGATAAGGCCATTGCTGATGCGCTGGCTGGTCAACTGCCCCGGGTAGGTCAGCGGTGACCCCGCCGTCAAGAACTTGTCCGGGCGATGCGGGGCCCCAACCTCCGGGGGCCCCTCGGGCGGCGGAAGGGTCAAGGGTAATTCGAGCCCCGTTCTCGCACTAGTGGCTGGCCCTGCAAGTTAGTTAACAAGGGTTAATCCGGTTAACCCGGTGGTTCATTGCGGTTAACAGGTATCCCTAAATGACGTTTATGACCAAGGCTGAATACGCAGATCGGCGCGGCTGGTCACGGGCCTACGTTTCCAAGCTGGTAAAGCAGAACCGCTTGGTGATCACGCCTGACGGAAAGGTCGATGCGCATGCGAGCGACGAGCTGCTGGCCGCTAGCGCCGACCCGAGCAAGACGGGTGTCGCAGACCGGCACCATCAAGAGCGCTTGGACAAGGGCGTGTATTCACACATCGCCCCGTCAGCCGCGCCCAGCCCGGCACTGCCAGCACCTGGTGTGGTCCCCGTTGGCCCCGATTACCAGAAAGCACGAGCGCGGCGGGAGTTTGCCCTGGCCCTGCTGGCCGAGGACGAGCACCGCAAGGTCCGGAACGAGCTGGTGGAGCGGGTGCAGGTGGATACAGCAGCCTTCACCTCCGCACGGGTCCTGCGCGACCTGCTGATGGGCATCCCGCCCAAGATCGCTGGCGAGCTGGTCACCCTGACGGATGTCTGGGAAATCGAACGCCGACTTACTCAAGCCTTCCGGCGAGCCCTTGAAGATGCTGACCGTGCGTTGCGGAAAGAAGGGAGCGAAGTGGGGGGCACTCAAGAGCTGAGCTAACCCATGGAACAACCGTATGCCGACGGTGCCGCCGCGTACCTGGCGGCATACCGCAGAGGGCTGATGCCCGATCCCGAGTTATGGATTGATGAGTGGGCCGACGAGTACCAGATGATCCCGGCCGACACCGGCGCGGCTGAACCTGGTAAGTACCACACTGACCGCACGCCCTATGCACGCGAAGTGCAGCGGTGTTTGTCGCCCATCCACCCGGCCAAACGGGTGGTCACGATGATCGCCTCCCAGCTGATGAAAACGCAGGTGGCGTTGAATTGGATCGGCGGCAGCATTCACATGGCGCCAGCAAATTTCTTGGTGCTGCTGCCCACCGACAAGCTGAGCAAGCGGGTGTCGGCCCGGATCGACAAAACGATCAAGGCCGTTCCAGAACTGGCAAAACGTGTAGCTCAGGCCCGCTCGCGCGATGGCAAGAACACCATCGACACCAAGGAATTCGAAGGCGGCGCGCTGTACTGCGCCACTGCCGCCTCCGCCTCCAACTTGGCAGAGATGTCTGCGCGCTATGTCTACGGCGACGAAATCGACCGGTGGGAACTGAACGTCGATAACGACGGGGACCCTGTGAAGCAAGCCGAGGCCCGCGGCTCGACCTTCGGCCGGCGCGCCAAGTTTTACTATTCCAGTTCGCCGACTCTGAAAGGCGTTTCGCGCATTGCGGATCTGTTCTTTCAGGGCGACCAGCGCCACTTCTACGTGCCGTGCCCGCACTGCGGAACGATGCAGGTTCTTGAGTGGGAAGGGCTCAACTATGAAGCCGATTTTCGCCTGGTGCAGTACCAGTGCTGCACGCCCAACTGCGCGCTGATCGAGGAGCACCACAAGGCGGCAATGTTGGCGGCTGGTGAATGGCGGGCCCACGCGCCGGGGGACGGAGAGACGGTGAGCTTCACGCTCAGCGCGTTGTATGCGCCGGCGGGCTGGTTGAGCTGGACCGACATGGCCAAGGAATACGAGGAGGCCAAGAAGCTGCAGGAGAAGGGCGACCCGGGCTCCATGCAGGTGTTTTACAACACGCGCCTGGCCAAGCTCTGGGACAGCGCCGAGGAAATGACCAAGGCTGATGAGCTGCGCCAACGAGCGGAGGCTGAAGGTCACCGGCTTGGCTTGGTCCCAGCCGGCGCGCTAATCCTCACCGCAGCAGTCGATACGCAGCACAACCGTCTTGAGCTTCTAGTCATTGGCTGGGGCGAAGGCATGGAGCGCTGGACGGTAGATTTTCAGGTGATACCTGGTGATCCGGCGGACGAGCGCACTTGGGCCCTGCTCGATCAAAAGTTGAAAGAGCGGTACCGCCATGTCAGCGGCGTTGATCTGTCGATCTGCGCCGTATGCGTCGACTCCGGTGGTCACCACACCGACGAGGTCTATCAGTTCACCCGGCTTCGTCGTTGGCGCAACGTGCTGGCCGTGAAGGGCTCCAGTAAGCGCGGTCGGCCTGTGCTGGCCCAGCGGCCTTCCAAGGTCGATGTCACCTGGCGTGGTGCTACAGAGAAGCAGGGCGCGGAGCTCTGGATGATCGGTACCGACACGGCAAAGGACTGGATCTACAACCGCTATGCGTTAGAGACCGGACCGGGGGCGCTTCACTTTTCGGCAGACCTTCCGCCCGACTTCTTCGATCAATGCGTCGCCGAGCGGAAGGTTGTTCGCTACGTCAAAGGCTTCAAGCGTGAAGAGTGGGTCAAAGCGAAGTCGGAGCGAAACGAGGCTCTCGACCTGCTGGTTTACAACTTGGCAGCCGCGCAATTCCTCGGCCTGCATCGGTACCACGAACCGCAGTGGAGCAGCCTACGTTCAGCCGTCAGCCAGGGCAGCTTGTTCGCTGAGCCAAGCGTGACGGCAGTGAGTGCCGTCGATGACGATGACGACGAGCCGGTGGCCACTCAACCCCGCGCAGTACGGCCTCAACCGGCAGCGCCTGCTGCCGCCACACAACCCAAGCCCACTGCCCGTCGTAGCACACGAAGCGGGTATCTGAGCCGTCGATAAATCGAGGTCAACATGAGCACTGCACAGCAGCGTCTGGACGGGGTCCGGGCGGCCATCGATGAGATCCTCCAGAAAGGCCAGAGCATGCGCAAAGGTGATCGCCAGATCGACCGAGCCGAGCTGGCCAGCTTGAGGATTCTCGAACAGCAATATGCCGACCAAGCTTCCCGAGAAGCGCCCATAACTCGCCCTCGGCAAACGCGGCTCTACAGCCGCGGCAAGGGGGCGTAATGGCACGCAGAACCCGAAGCTCCAAAGGTTTACGCAACAGTTACGAAGGGGCGGGCCAAGGCCGACGCTCGCTGGGCTGGGATGCCCCTGAGGCAGCGCTGAACGCTGTTGCAATTCCTGCGTTACCGGCTCTGCGGCGCCGGTCCCGTGCGGCTGTCCGTGACAATCCATACGCGTTCAGCGCGATATCCAAGCGCGTCAGCAGCCTGATCGGTACCGGCATCACGCCACGGGCGCGGATAGCGGACGCAGCCATTCGCTCAGCCCTTAACGTGCTGTGGGAAGACTGGGTGGACGAGTCCGACGCCGACGGCCTCACCGACTTCTACGGCCAGCAGTCGGTAATCGCCCGCATGGTGGAGGAGAGCGGTGAATGTTTCGTGCGCATTCGGCAGCGCCGTGTGGAGGATGGCCTAGCGGTACCTCTGCAGTTGCAAGTGTTGGCTCCTGAGTTTTGCCCGCTTGATCGGAACTTCACCACGCGGCGCGGCAATGTGGTCCGGGCGGGCATTGAGTTCGATCTGGTCGGGAAGCGGGTGGCGTACTGGATGTACAAAACTCACCCAGGCGACTACCGCGCGGCAGGTGCCACGTACAACGAGCTGCACCGGATTCCAGCGGAGCAAGTACTGCACATATTCGAGCCCCTCGAAGGTGGCCAGTTGCGAGGCGTGCCACGGCTGGCGCCGGTGCTGTTGCGGCTGAAGTCGTTGGATAACTACGACGATGCCGTGTTGTTCCGGCAAGAGGTGAGCAACCTCTTCGCGGGATTCATCACCAAACCTCGCGCGTCGGAAGGCCCGCCTGCTCTCGACCCGCTGACAGGCCGTCCATTTGAGATCGATCGCGACGGGACGCCAATGGCCGCCCTTGAGCCCGGCACCATGCAGGAGCTGCTTGAGGGCGAAGAGATTGAGTTCTCCGATCCTCCAGACGCGGGCAATACCTATGTCGACTTCATGCGTCAGCAACTTCAAGCCGCGGCGGTCGGTGTTGATCTTCCTTACGAGCTGCTGACCGGCGATATGGGAGACATCAGCGACCGCGTCCTGCGGGTGCTGCTAAACGAATTCCGGCGCCGGATAGAGCAGCTGCAGTTTTCCGTTTACGTCTTCCAGCTTTGCCGGCCGGTGCGTGCTGTCTGGATGGACTCGGCGGTGCTCAGTGGCTCCATCACCTTGCCGAACTACGCCGAGAGGCGTCGGGAGTATCTGCGTACCCGCTGGGTACCGCACGGCTGGGCTTACATCCATCCGGTGCAGGACGTGCAGGGCAAGCTGCTGGAGATTCGCGGCGGGCTCGCCAGTCGCAGCGAGCATGTGCTGCGCACTGGATACGACGCCGAGCAGATCGACGAAGAAAACGCAGACGACAACGCCCGGGCCACCCGCCTGGGTCTCAACTACACCACCGACACTGCCATCGACTCAGGTGGCAAAGAGGACGACAAATGATCAAGCACCGTCACCTTGCGTTGGCGCTTTCCATCGCCCTGGCCTCGCCTGGGTTGGCCTTCGACGACCCACCGCGGATTTTCAACAAAGTCGGCGCTCTGCCTGAGATGCCGGAGCAGCACTGGTACAACCTCCAAGCCGTTGGCGAGGGTGATGAACGGACCGTCGAAGTATTCATCTACGGCGAGATAGGCTATTGGGGCGTCACGTCAGGCGACTTCATTCGTGACCTGCAAGCCCTGGATGATGGTGCGGTGAAGGTGCTGGTTCACTTTGACACCATCGGTGGCGACCTCTTCGACGGTATCGCCATCCACAACATCCTGCGCTCCCTCGGCGAGCGCTGCACAGCACGCATCGACGGCGCGTGTTTTAGCGCTGGTAGCGTTGCGGTCTGCGGCGCGCACCGCGTGGAGATGGCTGACAACGCCCTGCTGATGATCCACAACCCTTGGACGTTCATGGCCGGCGGCAGCGATGAGCTGCGCAAGATGGCGGACATGATGGACAAGGCGCGGGACGGCATCGTCGCCAGCTACCAGCATCGGCCGTTGACCGTCGACGAAGCCGAACTCATTCGGATGATTGACGAAGAGACGTGGCTCACCCCAACCGAAGCCAAGGCTTTCGGTTTCGTGGACGAGATTCTCGGCGAGGCCCAGCCGCTGGCCCGCAACGCAACGATGGGCAAGATCCTCAACCGTTACCGCAACGTTCCCGAGTCCGCTCGCGCGCTGCTGGCCACCGTTGAGCCTGAGCCCGCTGTAGACGATCCGGCGCCCGCAGATGATCCGGCGCCGGAGCCTCAGTCCCCGGAGGCCGCAAACCTGGCTGCGCAGCTCGCCATCGATTGCGCCGCTGCTGGGTTGTCGGCTTGCTTACCGGCGCTCATCAAGGCCAGCGGGCTCAAGAGTGCTGACGCTGTGAAGGCGACCCTTGCCAGGGCCAAAGAAATCCGCGCTGTGTGCCTGGTGGCGAAACTGCCTGACGAAGCGGCGGGGCTGATCGAGTCAGGCGCCACCGCAGACGAAGCGCGCCTGAAGCTGTGGGACAAGGTAGCCACGGCCAGCGGCCAGGTCGAAATCGACAACCGTCCGCCGCTGGACAACCAGCCGCAAAACACTGCAACCCCAACCCCGGTGCCGAGTGATGTCTATGCGACGCGCCGCAATAAAGCCTCGAAAGGAGGAAAACAAGCATGACCATTAAAACCGAAGGCGTGCACGCCGGCGAGTTCCTCCACTCGGAGGCCAATGGCTCTCGCAGCCGCGAAGAGGTAGTGATTTGCGCTGGCTCGGGCCGGCTTGCCGCCGGCACCCTGATCGCGTTGATCACTGCCGCCAACGCGCTCACGCCAACCGCAAAACCTGGCAATACCGGTAACGGCATCATTGGTTCGGTGACCGTCGCCAGCGGCGCCGTTAGCGGTATCTATACGCTGAAGATCGTTGAGGCAGGTGCGAACGGCGGCAAGTTTGAACTGTTGAATGCAGACAGCTACCCCATCGGCGAAGGCATGGTGGGCCAGCCGTACAACGGCAATGGCTTTGCGTTCACGCTGAGCGATGGTTCGGCCGACTTCGTGGTCGGCGACAGCTTCACCTTGAACGTGAAGGCGAACCTGGGCGAGCACACCGCCTATGACGATGACGGCACCGACGATGGCCGGCGCGCCGCCACCGGCATCCTGTACGCGCCGGTAGACGCCACACTCAACGACGTGCGCGCGGTTAGCGTGGCTCGCGACGCTGAAGTCGTGGAACGCCTGCTGACCGGCCTGGATGCCAACGGCCGCGCTGATCTGCTGGCCAAGGGCATCATCATCCGGCCCTGATTGGCCCAACGCATAACCCCTGTTATCCCCGTCCCCTGAGCCCCGCGATTGCGGGGTTTTGCATTTCTAGGAGTAATTTAAATGGCTGAAATTAGCATTTTCGAAGACGAGGCCTTCACGGTTGAAGGCTTGCTCGCCGTCGTTAACCAAGACCACGTAGTACCTGGTCAAATCGCTGCCGCTGGATTGTTCGAGGAGCGCGGTGTCAGCTCCACCGTTGTGCAAATCGAAAAGGACGGCATGACCCTGCAGCTGGTAGAGGCCAAAGCGCGCGGCGCTGGTGGCCAAATCGTGATTGCGGATAAGCGCTCGCTGATCCCGTTCAACACCGTTCACCTGCCTCAGACCTTCACCATCCTGGCGGATGAAATCCAGAACATTCGTGCTGTTGGTAGTCGCACTGAACTGCAGAGCGTTCAAGCTGTGGTTGCCGCTCGCATTGAAAAGTGCCGGCGCCAGCTCGATCTGACTCATGAGTTCCAGCGCATCGGGGCAATCTTCGGCCTGGTGATCGACGCCGACGGTCAGACTGAGTTGCTGGACATCTACCAGCGCTTCGGCATTGATCGTCCGGACGCCTTCAGCATGGAGCTCGACGATGTGGACACCGATGTAAGTGTTCAGTGTGTCGAGGTGCTGGACCGTCAAGAGGATGCTCTGGGCAACGTTACCAGCACCGGTGCCCGTGCTTACTGCGGCCGGACGTTCTGGAAGAAGCTGACCTCTCACCCGAAGGTGCGCGATACCTACCTGGCCAGCGAGGCCGCGTCTGCTCTTCGTGGTGATCGTCGCGAGGGATTCGAGTTCGGCGGCATCCTCTGGGAGCGTTATCGCGGCAAGCTGAACGGCGTGCCGTTCGTTGATGATGAAGGTGCAGTTGTCGTGCCTGAAGGCGTGCCAGAACTGTTTATCAGCGCGTTCGCCCCGGCGGATTACATGGAGGTGGTGAACACCGAGGGCCTGCCGTACTACTCCAAGTTGGAACGCATGAAGTTCGACAAGGGAGTTGAAGGTGAAACCCAATCCAACCCGCTCCACCTGTGCACCAAGCCGCTGTCGGTCATTGAGCTGACCATCTAACCATGGCCGGCTTCAGCGATCTCATCAGCGACATGGATGACATGGTGATGGGAAGCCTAAGCGATGGTGAGGCGCAGTACTGCTCCCGTTCGGGGGTGGTGCTGGCCACAGCTGTGCCGGTCATCGTTGAGCTCAACGCGGAGCGCGTGAGCGATATCAGCGGAGCTGTTGATCGCGTGCGTACCCACTGTGTGCAGAAACGTTTGCTCCAGCCGCTGGACCTGCAGGGCAACTTTGCCCTGGACGGCAAGATCTGGCACATCGACGGCATTGTCGAAGATGACGGCCATCTGATCACCTTTTACGTGGTGTCCTGAAATGCCAATTCGAGACTTACAGAGCGAGATCATCTCAGCGCTGAGCATGCTCTTGTCCGGTGTTGCCGATGTCGAAGAGGGCGACGTGCGCGCCATCTTTGATAGCGACGATGATAGCCGGCCGGACGAGTTCATCATCCTGCAGCCTGGCACCACCATCGAGGTTCAAAGCGGCGCTCCGAGAATGCCCAACAGCCTGCAAGAGCAGATGGTGGTGACCATCGTTCTGGTCAGCAAAAAACGCCAGTACGCACCAGGCCTTCGCGCGCTTCGGCTCGCTGTGAAGATCGCAACCCGCGGGGCGAAGTGCGGCCTTGAAGGCGTTGCTGGTGTCGGCTCCGCTGGCTTTCAGCAAGAAACACCCACCTTGCCTGGCGAGGGTCGCCGCTGGGCGGCCCGTGTCATGCCACTCCAAGTTACCTATACCCAGCCGCTGAAATAGCGGCACCTATTCAGGAGTATTGCCCCATGCAATATGCACAAGATCGCTCGCTGATCGGCTTCGGCGCTTTGGGCTCCAAGCCTTGGCAAAGCAAGCGTGGCCACCTCGAAATCGGCAACAGTACCGAGCTCAAGATTCAGCACGCTGCCGAGAAAAAAACCCTGCGTAACTTCCGCACTGGCATTGGCAACAACAACGCCAAAAGCCAAATCAGCGCTATCACTGGTAGCTTTACCCTTTACGACTGCGGGCCGGCACAGCTCGCGTTGATCGTCCGCGCCAAGGTGCGCGGCGTTGAAGCCGGCGTGGCCGATAGTGAAACGCACGCGACCGGTGGCCTGGCCGGTGAAATGATCGTGTTCAAGGACCTGGTAGACACCACCAAGGACGTGACGGTGTCGGCCAACCCAGGGCCTGCAACTTCTGTGGCAGTGTCCGGCAATGCCGGCAACGGCACAATCGGCGCTGTCGCTGTAAGCGGTGTAGCCGCTGGCGTTTACAGCGCGAAGTTCTCCAGCCCCACGGCGTTCACTGTAACGGGCCCATCGCCAGCGACGACCGCCATTGGCAGCGGAGTTGTTGGTGCCCCGTTCAATGCTGGCGGTTTCGACTTCACCATCGCAGCGGGCAATACGGCTTTCGTGGCTAACGACGCCTTCACCATCACAGTTGCCGCGGCGACCGAAATGGAAGCGGGCGTGGACTACATCGTCACCCCTTACGGCATCCAGCTCCTCGAAGGCTCGCGCATCGGCGAGCGCGGCGTCGCAGTAGGTTACTCCCGCATCAAGGCCACGGTGGCCGAAATTCTGGCCGGCGCGAGCGCTGAGCAGAGCCTGCACTTTGCTGGCCTCAACGATGCTCAGGATGGGCTGCCTTATGACGCCACCTTGCACCGCGTGAGCTTCGACGTCATTGCCGAGCTTCCTCTCAGCGGTGCTGAGTATGTTTCCTACAGCGTGACGTTCGAGCTACTGGAAGACTACACGCGCGTCGGCGATGACCTTTCGAAGTACTACACGATCCGTCAGGCCGAGAAAGTCGCGGCGTAACGACCGGCCTGATCTGTAAACCAGAGCCCCGCACATGCGGGGCTTTTTATTGCCCGGAGAAAAGTGCATGGCCATCAAGGATCGCTTGATCCAGTTCATTCTGCGTGGCAAAGACGAATTGTCGCCGGAGGCAAAGAAATCCGAGGAGGCGATGGAGCAACTGGGCGAAGAAGCCACCCGGCTCGGCCAAGCGTTGGACAGTGCGAAGGACGCCCAGGGACTGGTCAACTCGTTGAAGAACACCAGTCGCGCGGTGGATCAAACCGAGCGGCGACTCGTACAAGCGGATCTGCAAATCAGGGAACTGCGCGAAGCCCTCAATGCCGCGCCCGGTTCGGAGGGGTTACAGCAGTCGCTTAAGGACGCTGAGCGCGAGGCTGCTCGAACCAGCCGCCAACTGATCACGCTGAAAGACACACTCAAGGATCAGGAGCAGGCCGCGAAGGCTGCGGGAATTGATACGGCGGCCTTGGCCAGCGAGGAGGTGCGGCTGGCAAGGGCCGTAACTGACACCAAGGCGGCACTCGCTGCCAACGTGGATCAGTTGCGAGAGTTGAGGAAAGAGCAAGCGGCGGCTGCGCGTGCTGCCGCTGAGCACACATCCAGAGTTGCGGCGGCACGTGAGGCCATGACCTCCGGTGCTCGTCAGATCGTTGGGTACGCTGCGGCATACCTGTCGCTGAACGCGGCTTTTGGGCTTGTTCAAAGAGGGTTGAATGTAATCCGTGACGGCATCTATTCGATGCTCGGTACCGGCGACCAGTTTGAGCTGCTTGGCAAGCGTCTCACGTCGCTGATGGGGTCGGTAGGGGGCGGCGAAAAGGCCGTTGCCTGGATCAAACAGTTTGCTAAGGACACCCCGTTAGAGGTGGCCGATGTAACCGACGCGTTCGCGCTGCTGAAGTCGTATGGCCTCGACCCCATCACCGGCACCCTTCAGGCCGTCGTGGATAAGAACGAGCAGCTCGGTGGCGGCATGGAGCGCCTGACGGGTATCTCATCTGCCTTGGGCCAGGCTTATGCAAAACAGAAGCTGCAGACCGAAGAAATCCTACAACTCGTGGAGCGGGGTGTACCCGTCTGGGGCCTGCTGGAAAAGGTCACTGGCAAGAACACTGCACAGCTCCAGGACCTGGCCACCAAAGGCAAGCTCGGCCGCGATGTAATCAAGGCCTTGATCGCTGAGATTGGTGCCAGCGCCAAGGGTGCTGCTGCCGAGAACATGACGACCCTTACTGGGTTGACCAGCAACCTCAGCGACGTCTGGAGCGACTTTCTAAACCGAATCTCCAAAAGCGGTGCGCTGGATTTTGTGAAGGGCAAGCTGGCTGAGGTGGGCAACACCATCGACCAGATGGATAAGGATGGTCGGCTGGATGCCTTGGCCAAGTCGCTGAGCAATGCGTTCGTTGAGGGTGCCGGCAGGGTCGAAGAGTTCGCCAAAAAGCTGCTGAACATCGACTTCAATAAGTTGACTGATGACAGCTCGAACTGGCTGAAAAACTTCGGCAAGAACATCGACGATGCGTCTCAGCGGGTGCAGTTGTTCGTCGCGCCTTTTCGTACCTTGGGTAACGTCATCACCGGCGGCCTTAGCCAGGTTGCTGCGAGCGCCGTCGCGGTCACCGCCCAAACTCTACTTGCGGTCAAACAGTTGGGAGCCGCCATTCCCGAGCAGCTGGGCGGTAAGGCGCTAGTGGCCAAGACAACCGAGGGCATCAAGGCGCTGGAGGCGCTGTATGAAGGACTTTCGGAGCAGGCCCAGGGCGACGTAGAAGACATCGCCAACGCCTGGGATACCGCTGGGCAAAGTGCCGTCGATTCCCAGCAGCAGGCGGTGGATGCTGCCAAGCAGGCTGAAGGCGAAAAGCAGGCTGCAGCGGAGGCCACCGTAAGGCGTGTGCAGGAGCTGAACGATCAGTTTGCTGCGTCTGCCGTAGAAGCTGCGGTGTCGGGGAAAACTGCGATTGTCGATATGGCAAACGCGTTGAGCCTGATTGACACCGCCACCACAAAGACTCAATTGGAAGGCCTGCGCAAAGCATTCCTTGCAGCCTACAACGATGGAAAACTCAGCCAGGACGAGTTCGCTAACGCTTCCGGTTTGCTCAACGATAAGTTGAAAGGGCTCGGTGCTGCCGCAGGCGATGCTGCCGATGGGGTGTCAGACCTCAGTGAAAAGCTCAGCGATCTGAAGTCTGTTCAGGCGGCCATCAGCGGCGCCAAGACGAACGTTGATATCAACAACATCAACACTGCTCTGCGAAAGCTCTATGGCGATGGAACGATCACCGCGACTCAGTACAACGACGCGGTGCTCAAGGTAAGCGCTCGGCAAAAAGAGCTGAAGGCAGCGGTTGATGAGGGCCGTAAAAGCCAGGACGATAAAAACAAGAGCGACAAGGAAGCGATCAAAACCAGCGAGGATCTACGCAGGGAATCTGGCGAGCGCATGGAAAGTGAGCGCCAGGCGGGCGACCAGGCCATGCAGGATCGGCGCAACGGAACAGAGTCAGCCAAGGCTGATATGGCCGACATGGAAGGTTTTTTCACCGGCGTCATGACCCGGGCGCGAGAGCCGTTAGCGGCGATGAGTGATGCCGCCTTGGCCGCCTTCGATAAGTTGTCGGGTATCACGGTCGATATGAGCCTCGATACCAGCGGGCTAAAGGAAACCACTGCATCGCTGCACCAGGCAACGGAAGCGCTGGAGGAAATGCAGCTCGCTGCCACCACGGTAGGCGCCTCGGGTCTTGGCGAATGGATGGTGGAAACGTCACTTCGTAGCCAGCAGCTGCAGGTTCAGTTCTTGAAGCAAAAGGCTTCGATGCAGAGCCTGATGGAGGGCTACGAAAATGGCGATATCACCTTGGTCGACTTCGAGCGCCGTGCGGCTTCGGCGCGCAACGGCCTCAGCCTGCTGAACGACTCCGACATGCGCACGCTGGAAAGTGCCCTGGAAGGTGCACGCCAGAAAATGCAGCAGCTTCAGCAGGGCAGTAAAACCACGCTGACGAGCTTGCAGGAAGAGTTGCTCGGGCTTCGTGGGGAAACCGAAGCGCTGGAGCGAAGCAAGATGGCGAGTCGTCGTGCGGATCTGCAGCAACAAATTGCCGAGGCACAAAAGTCGGGCGACTCCACGTCGCTGGCCAACCTCAATCAAGCAATGAGCACCTTGCGCCAGATCGAGGATGCGTCCTCGCAGCAACGCCAGGCCGCAGAGCAAGCCAAGCGTGTGGAGCAAAGCACTGGCGCCTCCGGTGGTGCCCCAGCCGCCGCGGCTGAACCTACCAAGATCATCCGACTGGAATCGAAGGGTCGCTCGGTAGATGTCGCAGTACAGAGTGCCCAGGCTGAAACCCAGCTGCTAAGCATCCTTGAGGATTATGGGACGAGGTCAATGTAAATGGCGATGACACTGCATACCGTTGACCTGGCGCCAGACCCGGAGTTGGGTGGGGACCAGTTGGAGTGGACGGACGAGTTTGGGTGGGACCCGGTGGCGCAAGAGCAAGAGCGTTCATTGAGTGGCGCCCTGCATATCAGCGAGGGACAGAAGTTGTATGGGAGGCCTATTTCCTTAGCAAGCAACGATGGCGCGTGGTTCACCCTGTCCACAGTACGCGCACTCGAAGCATTGCGTGATCGGATCGGAATTCAGATGCTGCTCACGCTGCCGACCGGCACTACGCACTATGTCACTTGGAATAGGACAGAAGGTGCGCCGCTGGAAGCAAAGCCTCTCTGGCGGCGGGTGAATCCCAGCGATGACGAGTTATATCAAGTCACGCTTCGGCTAATCACGGTCGCCCCTCCCACCGAATGAGATCAATGAAACTCCCCACTTGTTTGGGGAGTTCATTGGAATTGATGGCTAACTATTAGGCGAGTTTGGAACTTTGCGAAGTTGCTCTGACTTGATACTAAGTATTGTCGAAAGCGCAGCTGGGCATAGTTTGCTTGCTTTTTGGACGGCTGCCTCGCAAGGGTTTTTTGGCTTTTCTTGTATAGCAGTGGAAAGATTGTCTGCAAAGCCGACTGCGGGAGGTAGGTAAATCCCTTTGAGAGCCTCCACAGCACCACTCGATAGGTCGGTATAAGATTGTAGCTTGCACGCAAATGCTCCTTCTATGGAGAGCTTGTCAACTTCGCTCATGTGCCCGTTAGGGCATTGTCCGCGAAGTTGCATAAAAGCGTTAGATAGATCGGTTTGGTCGGTGACCTTGGAAAGTCCGATTAGGGTGCTCATAAGGCCGGCAAAACTCAGCACGGCTAAAGTCGTGCCAGCATCGTAACCAATTGGTTTTTGTATAAGTATAGAAAACGCAAGCGCGATGCCAGTCATTGCTGCTATTGCAGCGTCCCAATAACTACCATTTGCCACTTTCGATATCGTTAGCGCAACGCCAGCGATAAGGAATCCGGCTGCGCATAAAAGACGTATTTTGCTCAAGTTGAAGCTCCCAGTTTTATGGTTGTGAGTGTTGCTGTTTTGTTAGGGTTTCTTATTGTTGCAATTGAGATTGATGGAAAGCAACTATTAAATTATCAACCGGCGTCGCGGCTTTCGAAAGTTCCAGTAATTACTGGGAAAAGCACATTAAAATTTTTTGGAGAGTTAAATGGCGATTAACACCACCGATGTAAAGTTGCTGTCCTCGCAGCGCCTGACCGACGAGAGCGACGGTGGTGGCCGCGCCACTAGCAACGTGATTGTCGACGGCCAGGTGAACAACCTGTTTCCCGATATCAGTCGGATGGACCGCACCACCGGCCGCGTTCAAATGCGCAAGGTGTATGGCGGCGTGGTCACCGATACTGCCGACCATTTCCTTGGCTCCCACGCCATTGTCCAAAAGGACGCCGCCGACCCGCGCGTGTCAGTGATCCTGTTCAACACCGGCAGCCAGACCGACGAGCGCACCGCCGCGCGTGACGCCATTGAAAGCTACGTGGCTGCGGCCTCGGCGGCGCAATTCGAATTGATGGGTACGCAACTTGCCGGCCAGCGGGCACTGGCCTGCGTGCAGCGCGAAGAGGCGCGCATTCCCGAGATTGGGCAGGTGTTTCAGCTCAATGGCGTGAACGGCTCGCAGTACGTGCGGCTGACCGGTGTAGATGCGCGGCTCGAAAGCTTCACTTACGAATATACCAGCGGCAACTTCATCAACTTCACCCGCCGCCGGCTGGATCTGTCGTTGAGCGCGCCGCTCGCTGTGACGATGCCGGGTGGTCAGGTCACTCCGGGCGGAACCTCTCCGCTTGCCCTGGACGGCAAAGCCAAGGCGCAAGTGCTGGCTACTCAGGTGGCAGATGCCGCGCGCTATTACGGCATCAGCCCCCTGGCCGAAGCGGTCAGCAGCGGCGCGCTGACATTGCGCGTGCAGAGTATTTATTCCCAGTTGGTCCCCAGCACCACGAAGGAAAGTGCGCTGATCGATCTGCTCGGCGGTGTTCAGCGCCAGATGTACTTGGCAGCAGGTCCGGCGCGTAGTGTGGCCTTAACGGTTGCCGCCGGTGCCGTGGTGGGCGAATCACGCACGTTCCTGGGTACCGGGTGCACGCCGGGCAGCTTGAGCATGGTGGTCAACAGCGGCACCTATGCCGACGACAGCAAAGGCGCCTTGCGTTACGTCTCGGGCAGCAACTGGATCAGCGCCGGTACCATCGATTATCAAACGGGTGAGCTGGTCCTGACTCGCACCGGGACCAGTTTCACTGGTTCGGCCTCGGCCACTTACCAGCCAGGCGCTGCCGCTACCGGCGACACCATTACCGGTGAAGTGGAGATCGTTCTGGCCAACCGCGGCTACGTGTACACGCTGAGCCTGGCAGGTGCCATTCCGCGCGCTGGCACGCTGCTGGTGAGCTACATGGCGCTTGGCAAGTGGTACGAACTTCGCGACTTCGGTGACGGCCTGATGAAGGGCGAAGGGGCTGGCACCATCAGCTTTTCCACCGGCTCGGTGTCGTTGACCTTGAACGCATTGCCGGACGTTGGCAGCTCGCTGGTGTACAGCTACGTGAGCTCGGCTGACAACGCCATCACCCAGCGTACCGGGGCGAGCATAGTGCCCAAGCTGGAGGTGCGTTACACGCTGGAGGCTGGGGTCTTGCCGGGCTCGTTCTCGGCCACCTACACCGCAGGCACTTCGAAGACGCTGACCGATGACGGCCACGGCGTGCTGAGTGGCACCGGCGGTACCGGAACCATCTACTACGCCACGGGCGAGGTGGTGATGGTGCTTAGCGCGACGCCTTCCAGCGGGATCGCCTATGCCTACAAGAGCGGCAACACGGTTGGCAATGCGCTGAACGTCACCAGCAACGGCAGTGGCATGGCGTCGTTCACGATCCCTGGAGCGCCATTGAAGGCGGGCAGTGTACGCATAGATTGGTTGACCACCCGGCGCCAGGCGGCGCCGGCTATCAACTGGTCGGCGGTTCAGGCAGGCAACACGCTCCCCGTTTACGACGGGCAGAGCGATATCAGCAACAGTGCCAACGACAATGGCAGTGGCGGTTGGCTGGGTGGTCGTGAAGGCACGATCAACTACACCACCGGGGCATGCACGCTTCAGGTTGCGGCGCTCTACAACTACACGGAGATCACCTACAGCAACACCGCCAAGCTGACGTTCAACGGAAAAGTCACTGAGCCAGTGCTGATCACCACCAACGTGCCGACCCGTGAGAGTTTTGCGGGCCTGCTGAACGCAAGCGCCCAAGGTGCTGGAGTAGTTACTACCGACAAGACTGCCTCGCAAACTCAGCCACCTATCACCGTGGAGCTGCTGCCGAACGTAGCTGAAGCCATCGTGCCCGGCTCGCTGTTGCTCACCTGGAACGGCAGCACCTACTGCGACCGGTCTGGCTTCCTCTACAAGGACGTTGCCACCAACACCAACGGCGGCACAGTTGCGGGCACCGTGAACTACGCGGATCGCACGGCCACCATCACCAGCTACAGCGGCAACGTATCGGGCGCGGTTTCGATCATTGCTTGTCTGACGGCGTCAGTCGGTTTCAGCGTTACCGGCGCGACTTTCCGCACACCTGGTGCGCCGTTGCGCGCCGGCAGTATGCAGATCACGGTGGTACGGGCGGACACCGGGCAGGTGGTAACGGCGGTATCCAGCATCAACGGCGATTTCTCCGCAGACATCATCCACGGCACGGTCGATGTCAGTACCGGCATCGTGCGTCTGGCGTTCACGTTGGACCCTGCTGATACCAGCGGCACGAGCAACGTACCGGTGATCCCGTTGCTGCTGCGTTACAACGCGGTAGTGCAGACGCAACTGCCAATGTCTGCGGCGCTTCTGGGGCTAGACCCGGTGCGGCTACCTGGTGATGGGCGCGTACCGGTTTACCGCGAAGGTGACGTACTGGTGATTCACAACCAGAAGGAAACCGTAGTGGCGAGCCCTGCACCAGGTGGAACGTTGCAGCTGGCGCGGCAACAGCAAGCGGCAGTTGATGTGGTCGACGCGAACGGCGTGGCATTGATCGCCGCCAGCTACAACGTGAACCGTGATCTGGGAACGGTCACTTGGGCCAATCCATTGGTCCTGCAGGATGCTCACGCCAATCCCCTCAGCCTGCCGCTGATTGTGCGTGATCGCGTGGAGCACATGACGCTATGCAATGAAGTGCAGATCACTGGCTTGCTGGGCATCGGCGCGCCTGTGCCCTGGAATTTGTCAGAGGGTGATACCTACGTTTCCAGCGCGGTGACCTGGGGCGATATGCAGGTAAGGGTGCACACCTGGTTCACCCAACAAACCTGGAGCCAAGGTGCCCCGAACTGGACTGACGTGCCGCAGGGCAACACCACAACAGCGCAATACAACACGCTGACCTATCCACCAATCATCACCAATGCCGGTGGGATTGATGGCAAGTGGGCGATTGTGTTCACGAGTGCCACGGCGTTCAACGTGGTGGAGCAGGCCTTGGGTGTGATCGCAAACGGGAACACTACCAGCGACTGTTCGCCCATCAACGCGCTTACCGGCAAGCCGTATTTCACCATCAAGAAAGAGGGGTGGGGGTCTGGTTGGGCAGCGTCCAACGCTGTGCGTTTTAACACTGATTCCGCGCTTGGCCCTCTGTGGGTGCTGCGTACTGTGATCAGTGGCCAGGGCACCGTGGATGACGACCAGTTCAAGCTTCAAATCCGAGGGGATGCAGACTAATGACCGTGAGAATTTACAGGTCAACGGATAGTGGGGCGCCCACTCGCGGCGCTCTTTCCGGTCTACCAAGCAACATGCTGCGGCAGATCCTGCGCAGCTGTCTGGTAGATGGGTACGGGACCAAAGCTGCGGCCGGTTGGTCGATGGTTGACGAAGGCTCTGCCGGGTTCTCGATGACCAACAAAAGCGGCTCGGGAATCATCAACTTTTTTATGCCTACAGCAGGCACAAGCTACTACGGAATTTACATCTATCTGATGGAGTCCTTTACCGGGAGCACGAATGGGCGCGCGGCCGGTGACAACGTGCGCTCGGGCCCTTGGTATCCCGGAAGTACGGTTACGCAGCGCCAGTGCATTTTTCCATCCGGCGAGCTATTTGGGAGCGGACTTGCCAGCCATTACTGGACGCTGATCGCGGACGAGAACACCTGCATTTTTAGTATGCAAGGCAGGCTCAGTACTGGAGGTAATGGTTTCAACGACCTGTTTCTGTATTTCGGAGACATTGCCTCGCCTCTCACCGGCCCGGCGCGATTCGTCTGTTCTGGCGGCTCCAACAGTTACACCGAGGCACAGAACACAAACAACTACGGCGGCTCGCAGTTTTGGGCGTTTGGCCAGGGGAACACCTGTTTGCGGGATCTGAACACGGGAGTCATACCCTCTGTAGCAGAGGGCATGACTGTCCCGGTAATTAACTACGCCAGTGCGAATGGAAACACTGCTACTACGTGGCCAGTCACGGCTGCTTATCCGAGCGATCTGTCTGCCACACGCGCCCCGGTTCACAGCTCAATCTCAGCAGGAAAGGGGCACTGTGGTTGGCTGAAAGGTGTACTGATCTGCCCTCAGTTTTCTGAGTACAGCGCGGACACTTTGATGACCGCCCTAGGCCTAGCGCGCAGTGAGGCAAATTACGGCACGTTCGTTGGCACCCCAGGTAACGCGGTTGCGGTCATGTCTGGCCGATACCAGCGGGCTTTTTTGGTGACTGACAATCCCGCGTATTGGTGACCTATGGCGCTCATTCCTCCTTTCACTTTTTCTGTGCCCGGCTTCGTCCCATTGGCCTACCGTTTAATCACCTGCTCGGTCACCCGTGACGGCGAGCTTACTGGCGGAACCAAAGTTGTCCGCATTGCGCAAAATCCCGCAAACCCGATTCCTTCGGCCGTGTTCTTCCTCAAGGACGGGCTACCGGTCACTCAGAAATTCGCTCTCAACGCGATGGTCGGCGAGTGGATCGCGACGGCCATGGATACCAGCGCCGAGCCGAAGTTGGGCGGTGTCAAGTTCATCACCGTCAATCAGGACCTGACCATCAGCTTTGACCTGACGGAGGGGGATACCAGTAACCCGGGATCGCCTGGCGTCATTGATGCGCTGGTGAAGGTGAACGCCCAGCCGGCGAGCCGGCACTTGGTGGCGGTCGAGCTGGCGACTGATGGTCACTGGCGGCTGGTTGGAGAGGGTGAGTCCGGCGCAGCTGGTGACGGCACGCTCGAAGTAAAGGTGACTGCGAGTGCCCAGGTCTACGTGATGGCCATCGACAACTGGGGCGTGCCGTTCCAGCCCAACGCTGCAGTCGAGGTGGGTAGCGTGATCCGGCCTGTCCCGTTTCGTGGCTGGTTGTACACCATCAGCGAGGCAGGCCAGCTTCCTTCGGTTGAGCCCGAGTGGTGGGTAGGTGGAGGCGACAATCCGCCCAGGCAGGTAGGCACCGCGCGAGCGGTTGCCGGCCGTTACTACCAGCCCCTGGCGCACGGGCCGCTGCCTGTTGATTTAACCTGAGTCGAGACAACCATGCTTTCAATCATCGTGGGAGGCGGCTGGTCACCAGCGCGTCAGGTGTCGGCGCGTCCGCGCGCTGCTCCGTGGGGTGCGTCGGCTGGCAGGACGTTGCAAGTGCAGGCAGCTTGGCAGCAAGCCCTGGCGCGCGGCATTGACGCCGGTAGCGGCTGGGGTGAGTCGCTGGAGTTGAACCGTTGCGGGGCGCTGAAGTGGGAGAGGGCGCCGGCCAATGATGGGGACACCCTGATCGGTCCTTGGGATAGCGTTCCGGCCAAGGATGCCTACCGGCTCAGTGGCTGGAATCACTCGATAAGGCCGCGCGATGTGTGCTTGAGGTTGATCTACAACCCTAAGCCCGCGCGCAAGGAGTCGGTGATTGGCAGCCCGGTGCGGCGAGTCGATGAGTTTGGCCGCCGCCACGATGCTGCTGGTGAGCTGCAGGCCAGCTTGTATGTGCCCGGCGTGGAACCGCTGGGGTTCAACTTTGCCGGGCGTCCGTATTTCCCCAGTACCACGCCGTTAGTGTTCTTCGATTTCAAGTACTCCGCTCCGAGCCATCGAATTCAACCTGTCGACAGCGGCGGGCTCGGCCTGGCCTGGCAGTCGGCAGCGCGCCTGGACCTGTTCAAGCGCCTGCCGTGGGGCAGGGCGCGTGTGCTCGATGGCGAGCTGACAGGCATCGACTATGACGACTACCCGGGGCCGGTGAAGCCGCTTCCCGAACCGCCTCCTGATCCTGAAATTCTGGATACCTACATGATCGCCAACACAGTAACTTTGGTGGTGTTGCCGTCGCGCACGCCCATCGAGGCAAAAAACATTCGGCTTTCGCTCGATGCCGACTCATACAGCTGGAGCTTCAGCGCTGACATTTTTACGCAGGCTGCACTCGACCTGGTGCGGCCGGGCCCTGAGGGGGCGAAAGACATTGAGGTCGATATCAATGGGTGGAAGTGGGTGGTGCTGGTGGAGCGTTACACCCGGAACCGCAAATTTCCGACCGAGGCATACAGCGTCACAGGTGCTACCCGCAGCCAGCTACTGGCAGCCCCATACGCCCCACTGCGTTCTGGCCTCAACGGCGCTTCGATATCGGCTCGCCAGGCTGCTGAGGAACAGTTGCTCAACACCGGTTTTACGTTGGTGTGGGAGGCGGAAGCTGTAGGCCCTACCGATTGGGTATTCCCGGCCGGCGCCTTCAGCTACCAGAGTCAGACCGCGATCCAGGTAATTGCTCGCATCGCCGCCACCGTCGGCGCCGTAGTGCAGCCTGCCCGGGACTCGGACCAGTTGACCGTGCTGCCGCGGTACCCCGTACCAAGCTGGGAATTCAACACGCCTGAGTCGCCCGTGGTGGCCATCATTCCGTTGGCGATGATGACGGACCTTGGCGGGGAGTGGACGCCCCAGCCCGCTTGGAACGCCTGCTATGTGTCTGGCACAAGCCATGGAGTTTCGATGCTCGTGCGGCGCGCCGGTACCGGCGGCGACAACCCCACGGCTGACGTGGTGGACGACTGGCTGACCAGTCAGGAAGCCAACCAAGCCAGGGGCGTGCACGAGCTGAGCAAGGGCGGGGACATTGAGATTGTCAGCGTCACCATTCCGCTGTTCCCCAATGCAGACGACCACGGTGTTGGATTGATTCTTCCAGCGCGCATCTACCGCGTTCCGGAAGAGAGCGGCGCTTGGGATGGTCTCTGCCTGGCGGTGGAAATCAGCGCGGCCGGTACCGGGGCCGCCACGGTGAAACAGAATATCAAGCTGGAGCGGCATTTCTGATGGCTACGGTAAACCCATGGAGGAGATTTATCGGTCTGTTGCCGGGTGGCGTACGCACGGTGGCCACCGTGAAATTTATCAACGCCGCGCTGGGCATCAGTGAGGTGGAACTGCGCAGCGGTGATCGGATCACCGTGCGTGGTACCGATGTTCCGGTGAACAGTAAGGCCTATATCGCTGACAACCAGATCACCGGAGCCGCGCCGGATTTGCCGCACTACGACGTCGATGTTTAGCTGGGAATCAACTGCGAACAAGTATCTCTTTCTTATTGTGGTGCTCGACCGCAGCAGCCGCTGCCATTTCATCCAGAACTACTTTCCCAGCGCCGTCAGCGGAGGGATAAATTGTAGCTGCCGAGATACCTGCCCTATTTAAAAGGTTAAGTAAGCGATTCGCTTCATAACAGGGTATAGATATTTTCTGAAGAGGAGTTTTTTCAAGGGACGTAAACTCATCGCACAAGTCCGTTACCGTGAAGGGCTTTCCTCTTTCACCATTATGAGGGTGCACTGTAAATACTCCGCTTTGCGCAGCTAAGTGTGGGCTCGCGGATCCTGCAGTTTTAAGTAAACGAACTTTCGGGTAATGGGGGAAGCGTGAACTGTCAAGTGCCCATATGCACAGACGAGATTCTTTGGTCCAAGAAACATAATTTGGGAGGGCGCTACTCGCAGCGAAGTAGACCGCTGTATAAGGCTGCCTCGTCCAATCCAAAAGCCTAGTAGGAACGCCATGATGCTGAGCCATGGCCATTAGGTCGAGGATCTCGTCGTTAGGCCATAACTCGGGTTTCTTAAAATATTTGTCTGCTCTGTCAGAGTCTAAGTGTTCACGCCTAAACGATCTGGAGTCGTTCGGAATCGCAAGACCCAATCGGTCGCATGCGTCTACAAATCTAATTAGGGAAATAAGCTCTAAAAAAACTTGGTTATCACTGGACTCAAATCCGCTCTTGAAATCGTTTAACGTCTGACTCGCTCTTAGTATGGAAGGTACTAGGCCCCAGTCTGCATTCGCTTGTCCCCGATATATAAATTCATCTGCGTTGGCGGGCATTAGTGTCGGGCTTAGTGCGTCCCACAACTGGTCGGCGGTATCAAATTCAACTTCAGAGTAAGGGGGGTGTGTCATCTGAATTCCTTTTCAATTAATTAAATTAACGATTGCAGGTGGTGCTATGAATTTAACAACAGAGAAACTTGTACTGATTATGCCAAACGCCCGCCCTGTTGCGGGCGTTTTTGTATCTGCGCTCAACCAAGCCATGGCGCGCTTTCGTATCGATTCACCGGTTCGGGCAACCGCATTTCTGGCCCAAGTCGGCCACGAAAGTAGCCAGCTGCTGAAACTCAGCGAGAGCTTGTACTACAAGGATGCCACCCGGATAGCCCAGATCTTCCGGCATGGATTCGATGCCAACCGAAACGCCCGCGTCGATCCTGAAGAAGTGGCGGATGCGCAGCGCTATGTCCGCAACCCCGAAGCACTGGCAAATCGGGCCTATGTCGGCCGAATGGGGAACGGGCCAGAGTCGTCCGGGGATGGTTGGCGCTACCGCGGACGCGGCCTGATCCAGATAACCGGTCGGGCGAACTACCGTGCCGCCGGCCTAGCTCTCGGGATGAATCTTGAGCAGATCCCGCAGTTGTTAGAGCAGCCGCTGTATGCCGCGCTATCGGCGGCCTGGTTCTGGCAAGAGCACGGGCTGAACGAGCTGGCCGACGCTGGCAAATTTGAGGCGATCACGCGGCGTATCAATGGTGGCCTGACTGGTCAAGATGATCGCGAGGCGCTGTGGGAATCGGCCAAGGCAGTTCTGGCATGAGTTCTTTGTTGAAATTGGTTCCGGAATGGGCTCTCGCGGCCGTGGTCGGCCTTTTGTTCTTGGGGTTGCAGCAACTGCGCGTCAGCGATGCGCAGGCCAGTGCAGCCGAAGCGAAAGCTTCTCTAAGCAGTTTCAAAACCGAGGTTGCCGAACGTGATCGGCGGGCGGCACTCAGCGCGCTTAATGAAACGAAACGTCGCTTGGGTGCGGCAGGGGAGATAGACAGCGATGCAGAAAGCAAACTGGCTCAGGCCGAAGATGATGCTGGTCGCGCTAGCGATGCACTGCAGCGGTTGCAGCAGCGTGTCGCAATCGCGGAGCTGCGAGTACGTCAGTGCGGCAATACCATCACTTCCCAGCTCGGCGCGTCAGCAGACGCAGAAGCAAGAATGCGTGCCGAGCTGCTTGGCCGGATCGGAACGGCTGTTCAATTCTATGCTGGTGTCGCCGACGACAACCGAATTAGGGGATCAACCTGCGAAGCAAGATACGACTCGCTAACTCCCTGAAAGGAGCTGTCGGCCAAGGTGCGTCAACACCGCTGGCCGACATCCAGACCCGCAGACCATTCCTGCAAGCCCAGCCAAGTCTCCCGCCCCGTGCACGAAGCGGGGCGAGATTAGCACTGTTTATTCATACAGTAAAAGGTTTGCAAATGACCCAACCAATCATCCCTTGGATGGGCGGCAAGCGCCGCCTGGCCGACCGCCTTATCCCGCTTTTCCCACCACATGAGTGCTACGTCGAAGTCTTCGCCGGGGGAGCCGCGTTGTTCTTCCTTCGGCCCCAGCCGGCGCCGACGGAGATACTGAACGACATCAACGGTGACCTGGTGTCGCTGTACCGAGTTGTGCAAAACCACCTCGAAGAATTCATTCGCCAATTCAAGTGGGCACTCACCAGCCGGCAACTTTTCGACTGGCACAAGATGTCCCGCCCCGAGACACTCACCGACATCCAGCGTGCTGCTCGTTTCTTCTACCTGCAGCACAACGCTTTTGGTGGAAAAGTGACGGGGCAAAACTTCGGTACCGCCACAACCGGTTCCGGTTTCAACATCATGCGCATTGAAGAGAGTCTGACTGCGGCTTGGCAGCGCTTGGCGGGCACCTATGTGGAGAACCTCTCGTGGCTGGAGTGCGCAGAGCGCTACGACCGCCCCCACACATTCCATTACATGGACCCGCCGTATTGGCAGACTGAGGGGTACGGCGTGGACTTTCCGTTTGAAAACTACGAGCGAATGGCGAGCTTCATGCGCCAATGTAAAGGCAAGGTGATGGTCAGCATCAATGACCACCCTGATATTCGCCGGGTCTTCGCCGGCTTCCATTTCGAGCAATTGGACATTCGCTACAGCAACAGCAATCAGCGTTCGTCCAGGCCCGAAGCGTCAGGGGAGTTAGTGATCATGAACTGGGAGCCGGCTGCGCTTGGTGGGCTGTTCTAGCGACGGGCCTCAATGTCGGGCAGGGGGAACAACGGCGTTGCAATGCGTTCGATCAGCTCCGGCCCCTGGTTGCGCGGGCTGCCCACTGCCTTTGGCACCGGGTACCAGATGAAGGCCTCGGCACCCAAGCCCTGGTCGGCTGCGATCTCCAGCGCTCTGGCCGGCTCGGTACCGGGGTCGATCCATTCGGCGGCCAGTTCCGGCGGCAGCACTACGGGGCGACGGTCGTGGATATCCAGTAGGCCGGAGTCTGCCGCGGCGGTGATGATGGTGAAGCCGTCATCCTCCGCTTGCTCCAGGCCCTGGGTGACCTGGCAGATCGAGGCGAAAAACAGGGGTGCCCCGTCCTTGGCCTTGATGAAGTAGGGCTGCTTGATCTTCGGGTCGTCCGGGTGCTTCACCCATTCAAACCAGCCATCGGCCAGCGCAAGTGCACGGTGCTTCCAGATCGCCCGGAAGAAGTTACCGGTGGCCACCGTCTCCACCCTGGCGTTGATCGCCGGCGGCATCTTCCTTTCCTTCGCCCAATGCGGCGCCCATCCCCAGCGTATGGCCTCGGCCGCCAGCCCATTCCCCGTGTCGTAGATGATCGGCGCCTTCTGGGTTGGGGCGATGTTGTACCTCGGGCCAGCAGCTGGGTCGGTTAGGTCCTCTATTGGCTGCATGATCGCCAGCACGTCCCGCCATCTGTCCAGGTCCTGCTCTTTCGCGTAGCGCCCGCACATCGTCTTCTCCTGCCTGCTGTTCGTCAGTCCACCTTGTCGGACTGATCTCGCCGCATTACTGTATAAATACACAGTTATCTTCGGCTGCTTCCTATGTCAATCGACTACCTTGGACACATAAATGTTCAGGGGCGGCGTCTGCCGCTCTACTCATTCACCGTTCCGGCCGGGTTCCCATCGCCGGCGCAGGACCATATTGAGCGGGAAATTTCCCTCGACGAGCTGCTGGGCCTGCGTCTTCCCCAAACCTTTCTCGCCAGGGTCGGCGGCGACAGCATGACCGGCGTCGGGATATTTGATGGTGACCTGGTGGTGGTGGATCGCTCCGTCGAGCCGAAGCCCGGCCTGATCGTCATCGCAGCCCTCAACAACGAACCGCTGATCAAGACGCTGGGCAAGGAGGGCGATCAGTTCATCCTGCAATCAGAGAACCCCCTTTTCGCACCGCGGTACGTGTTCGAGTCCGATGAGCTGGTGATCTGGGGCGTGGTCTTGTACAGCATCCGAAGCCACTCCCATGCCCGAGCATAGGCCGTGCTTCGCCCTGGTGGACTGCAACAGCTTCTACGCCAGCTGCGAAAGGGTGTTTCGACCTGACCTGCTTCGAGTGCCAATTGTGGTGCTCAGCAACAACGACGGCTGTGTGATCGCCCGCAGTGCCGATGCCAAGCCGTTTGTGAAAATGGGCGAGCCATATTTCCAAATTAAGGAAAAGCTGGAGGCGAACGGCATCGTGGCGTTCTCCAGCAATTACGCCCTTTATGGCGACCTCAGCCAGCGCGTCATGACGGTCATCGAAAGCCTGGTACCGGCAGTGGAGATTTACAGTATCGACGAAGCCTTCTGCGACCTCACCGGGATGACCGTTCCCCTGGAAACCCTGGGTCGCCAGATCCGGTCGAAAGTGCAGCGCTATACGGGTATCCCGGTTGGTGTTGGCATCGCCGGGACCAAGACCCTGGCGAAACTGGCAAATCATGCAGCGAAGCGCTGGCAGCGCCAAACCGGCGGAGTGGTGGACATCACCGACCCGGAGCGGCGGGACAAGCTGCTTAAGGCGTGCGAGGTCAGCGACGTCTGGGGCATCGGCCGGCGTATGACTGAACACCTGACCAGCATGAGCATTAAAAGCGCTTGGGACCTGGCTCAGGCCGATCCTTGGACGTTGCGAAAACAGTTCAGCGTGGTGGTGGAGAAGACTGCCAGGGAATTGCGCGGCACACCGTGCATGGAACTGGAGGAAGTGGCGCCGCCCAAGCAGGAGATCTGCTGCAGCCGGATGTTCGGCAAGCGCCTGACGGCCATTGAGCCCATCCGAGAGGCGGTGGCCACCTACGCCGCCAGAGCCTGCGAGAAACTTCGAGGCCAGGGTTCGCTGTGCAAGAAGGTGAGGGTCAGCATCCGCACGGGCATGTTCAATCCTGACGAGCCGAAGTTCGCCCGGGGAGTGGTGTGCGAGCTGCCATATCCAACAGATGACACCAGGATCATCACCAAAGCGGCCATGGCCGGCCTGGAGGAAGTGTTTAGGGAGGGCTTCAAATACAGCAAGGCCGAGATCCTGCTGATCGACCTCCGTCAGCGCGGCGAGTTTACCGACGACATGTTTGCCCAGGTGCAGCCGGAGGCAAGTGAGCGGGTGATGAGTGTGATGGACCGGATCAATGCGAAATGGGGGAGGGGAACGGTTCGCCCGGGCGGCGTCCCGGGCTTACCTGATTGGGGAATGCGGCGTGAGCTTAAAAGCCCAAGTTACACGACGTGCTTGAATGAACTGTGGACCGTGAAATAATTTTCCGTCATCAAGAGGTCACGCCGATGTACGAATCCGGGCTAGAAGATTGTTTAGATTTTTATCAAGTCCAAAGACAAGATTTTCTATGATTGTAATATGTTCTAGAAGATCTGTAGGAGCTACCGGCTCTCGCCCTTCACCGTGAGCGATGAGGTTTCTAATTCTTAATATTTCTCCGATGGCAAACACATATCCGATCTGTCGCCTTTTGAGTGTTGGTGCCCATTTTTCCTCGATAATCGAGACGATATGATCTGTCAAAGACGAATTAAACTGTTGGGCATGCTCTATAATTTGTTCTTCTATTTTGGCGCGTAATACAAGGGCTTGGGATTCTCTAGTGTAAGTGCTGGAAATTCCGAAGTCTTCGATGGATAGTGTGTCGATGATGTTTGAAATGCCAAGCTTGGAGAAAATGCTTTCTATGGTGTCGACCGTAGGGTTCCCACCTGTTTTAGAAAGTTTTTTGGCGTTTATTTTAAAGTGTGAGTCAGATACTATGCTGGTTTGTAGTTTTAGCGAGTCTTGGAGTTTGTTCGTTCCGTTTGTGGATGCGATATCTTCCAGAGCGAATAAAAGGATCTCGTCTGGAAGCATGTTGATGCTGATTTTTTCGTCGTTGACGATTTCTGCAAATTCTGCAATTACATCGCGTATATAACCTTCGAAGTAGCCGCAAAGCAGAACCATGCCTGCTCTCGTCATTGCGTTGCCTTTCTGTCTTCCCTCAGATGTGTGGCTAAGTATTTCGGTTTCAGCCCCCGAAGCAAGAAGAATCACATCATTCAAACTTTCTTTTAAATTTTGAGTGGACTGCACGGTAGTTCCCTTACCTAGCAACTATCTCGCTTAGGATTTTGTTTCTCCGTAAAGCCTTGGATTTCTGGGCGGTGCCCTGAAATACACTGCTTCTGTAGCCAGAATCTAGAAACCCAGAGAGTAGGCGAGTGCGCAGGTCTGAGGGTAACTCGCGCCGGCTCTCCAATAGTCTAGCAACGGCCACCATCTGCGACTCGAATATCGAGCCGTTAATCAAGTTAGTCGCAAAGCCTGAGCTTTCTGGCTGATCGAGGTTAGATGGCTTTCGAAATGCGACGTTAGGGCCGAGGGCGTCGTAAAGAATGTCGACGGTGCTGTTGAATAGTGTCCTGAAGTGGTCTGCAAGAGAAGGGCTAATCCAGCGATAGTGTTCCATGAACGTATTGAGGTATTCGGTGTAGTTGTCTGGGTACTGAGTGTCGTCGTCGAGCTCTTTATATGCAAAGAAACGGAGAACTAGCTCTGCATCGGTCATGTTTTTCTTGGCAGTATTGGGCAGTGATATGAGTTGAAGATATTTATCGTTTTTTGACAGCTCTTTAATAAGTTTGCTGAAGCTTCCGTTGTATATGCAGTTACGAACCTCCTGTTCGGTGAGCTGAGAGCTGCCGGTGTTGAGGCGCTCAAAAACCTCAAACTTTAATGTTGCGTCGGATTCATTAAGCACTACGATGCAGCGGATGGGGCGCTTGGAAATTAGAGATCGGTCTTCTCTTTCCAGAGATAGGAATTTTTTTTCGTTAAGGTCAGGCCGCAGCTTGAGTTTTGTTATTGTTAGCTCTGTGATATCTATGTTTGGAAATAAATGTTTGGCTTCCTCGAATTTTATGTATCGGAAGAGAGAGGTGAGGCGCTGTTGGCCGTCGATGACGCTGAATGAACCGTCGGGCTCTTCCGCGAAGTAGAGGACAGGTACAGGAATGTTTAGTGCAATTGATTCAATGAAGCGTGACGCTTTTTCATCGTCCCATCGATAATTTCTTTGATAGTCGGGATCTAGTTTTAAGTCTCCTTCAACGATCATGTCCATTAGTGTTCTAACTGCGTAATCGTAAGGTTGGATTAGAACCTTTCGCTCCTTTACGGATTCGTAAGGAGTGTCATCTGGTATGTCGTCCTCGAAGCCCAGTGCAGGCTTTTCTGCATCGAGTGATAAATGTCCGGGCATTTCTATCTCCGTTTTAATTGCTGGATACAAAATATAAGAAAATTTTATTGTCCAGTAAGAGCGTGATTGAGTTCTGTTTCTGCTAGCTCTTGTCGAAGTTGAGTAAGCAGAGGATGGATCATTTTTATTTTGGAAGTGACCATAGATATGACCATTTCGCATTCAAATTTCGAAAGTCTGAGAAAGGGTGTTCCTACGAGGTCTGTGAGCGATTCATTTCCTATTCGGAAAGGCCTTACTCTGTGGCGTGAGCTGTCAGAGTGCGCGTAAACCTCGTGTCGCAATCCAAGAAGATATTCATGCATCTCCAGGTCTGGTTCCTCATACCTTGCAATTTCATTTGGAAGCGGTGGCCATCCGAAGCTCTTAGTGAACGGCCGTGCATAGCTAACCACCAATGCGGTAGTGAATGCCGACTGTTGCATGTATACGGTGCCTCTTCGCTCATACGGTGCGGAGTGCCAGCCCTTTCTGGTCAGAAACGCCGCGTATTGGCGAGCCATTTCAAAGTCTTGGGCAGCGATATATAGCCGTTCGTACAAGGCTCGTTTCAGTTCAAGCTGGCTTCCGGGCATGGCGGGGCCTTGTAAGGACTGCTGATTTTCTGGAGCTCACCGGCAGAATGTCTCTGATAGATTGCCGTGGCGGAATTTTTGGTAAGCCGGAGAGGGGCAAAATTGGGAAAATTCTATCGCCCCATCTATGCTAATCCATGCCTAGCGGGAAGATTGCAACGACTAGGGGTATAGCGCAAGAGTCAAGCAGCACTAGGTGAGTGGGGAGCTGATTTCAATACCCGCGCACAATCGGTGTGTGTAAGCGCCTTCTTACGCAGTGGTTAATGCTTATTCGCGCTTATCTGCAAGGCCTAGGCTGAGCCCCTTAGGTAGATGCTCGATTGCGATCAACTCTGTACTGTCAGTGACGATCCGGCCATCTTGAAGCACAGCGTACGAGGGGTACCACCTAAGTGTCGCTGCATCAAACTCGTAAATCAGCTCTCGCCCAGGCAAGCCGCGCGCACTCAGCTTATCTACCAGCTTCGACGCCTGCGCAGCCGCTGAGGGCAGTGCCTCTTGCGCTGCGTAATGGCGATTAATGTCCTTGCCGCGAATCAAGAAAGCAACCTGGCAGCCAGCCTTGTGTGTACGTATCTGGAGTACAGGCGCACGGCGTTCAGCTAGACGCGAGAGCAGTCCTCTTAACCACTTCTGCACTGCCAGATAAGTGTCCTTTCCAGCCTCTGTTGCAATGGAGGTAACGAACGGATTCCAGACCAGCAGGGCAAGCGGTATACCCAGAGTTATGAATTCTTGAAAGGACTCAGCCGCGTTGTGCGAAAGATTGGTACGCACGATCCTTATTGGAGCATCGCCGGTGACACTGTCCAGCCAAGCGCTATCAACCTCCCGCGGATCGGTCGAAATCTGAATTCGAGCATCGGCGGGCATGGGCAAAAGCGTTTCGGGCGATGTGATTATTTCTCCGTTAAGTAAGTCCAGTTGGTGAAACTTAAGTACATCTCCACCAGCGAAGAAGCCTAGGATAGCCGCAATAAATGTTCTCCCCTCCGCGGTCTCGAAGCTCGCGCACTGCACCACTTGTCCCTTAGGTTTACCCGGATCGTGTTCGTGAAGAATGATGTAAGGGTTAGTGTTAATCGAGCCAACTAAATCGCGAACATCAATGGGCACTATTAGTGCGCCGTCTTCATTCGTCGAATCTGACCAGATGACTGCGGACTTGAGCGTTCCAAATATTCCGGTCGAATACCGTTCGATGGTGGTTCGCGTCCACTCCAAAGCAGCAGGTGACTGGCTAATGAAATCAGTCATCATTCCCCTAATAAATTGTCAGTAGCTGTGAATTCATAAGAGAAATTAGGTTCGAGTGGTCACACCCGCTAGTGAGACCACCCTAGCCTTACATCATCGTTAGTACGACAGCGACGCAAAGAGCCAGTACAACAGCGGGTACTGGTGCAAGGCCAGCAGTGCAGAGCACTCCCACCACGCCACCGAACGCCGTGAGGCGTTTATGTAAAGCTGCTGAACCAGCTTGTTCGAAATTGCCCATGGACAACCCTCCCTAGCTGTTTCCCAGTCTCATGAAGCAGTTGGCGGGAAAGTTCAGACTGTGCTGCCTGTTTCCTATTGCTGAACCAGTTCGGAAGGTGGCAGCGCCCAACTGGTCAAGCGTGAATTTGCCGGAGTGTTGTTCGTTTTGCAACTCAGGTGGGTGCTTCAATCGTGCCGTTTCAGGGGGGGGGGGCAGTGGAAAGGCATGAACCGTCCCCAAATAAAAAGGCCTGTGAGCCATACGCTCTACAGGCCTTTATTTATCTGGAATTGGTAAAAGGAATCGAGACCTCATGTTGAGCCCGGGAAGATCAGCGTCGGCAAAACCCAAGGGGATGGTACAAATTTGGTACGAGGGTTTCTAGATTGACGCTGATCGTCAGCTAATGCTGGTTTTCCTGGAAGAGTATGCCCGATCCATCATCGGCGCAACGCTGAAGCGGCGGGCGGGCTCGGAGGCGGTGGGTAGGGCGAGTGGGGCGGTCATAGTCGGCATCTGAGGGGCGGGGCGTGAAGGGCGGGGAGTTTATCAGGAACAGGGGCGGCGCTGATTCTGATGCCGATAGGGGAGGGCTGCCCTTTTTTCAGCACGAGTTCCGCAACGTTGCCCCGTTCAAAGTCCGCGCACTTCACGGTTCACGCCGCAACGCATCAATGATTACCCCCAGTGCCGAGGATTGCTCCCGCCGGTTCGGGTAGTACAGATGGTAGCCAGGAAACGGCTGGCACCAGGCGTGGCCCACCTTCCTGCTGCACATAGCCCACCCCGGACGTGACGATCAGCATTTGCCCCAGCGGGTGGGTGTGCCAGGCGGTGCGGGCGCCGGGCTCAAAGGTCACGGTGCCTGTGCTGTGGGTAGCGGTTTCGCAGTGGCCTATGGCTTGGCGGAGAGCGCGTTGTACCGGGCGAAGAAGGGCGGGCGCAACTGTGTTGAGGCGGCTCACTAACCCACGTTTGCAGGAATCGAGGCTTGAAGCCTCTCCCACAGGGTGACCTCGGGCTCCTGCGAGGTTGAGGGGGGCTTTGACAC